CTCGGACATGAGTTAGAAACCAGACAATTGGCCGGATGCCAGGCAGAGGCGGTTGTGGGTGCTGAAAAACGCGCATCCCAACCGCCTTTTGTTTTTGGCACCCGCAGCTTCCCTCATCGGCACCGGCCCAACGGAGGCTCTTATGCTTGATGTGGAATTAGCACCAGAAAACCCTTACTCAAACCAGTTGACTGACACCCAATTGCCGGATGCTGAAGGCATTAACCCGGAGCAGCGGCTGGATGCCATTGCGGCCATTCTGGCTATTGCCGCCCTCAGGAGTCGGTATCGTAAGGCCAATAATGCCAATAACTTAAAGAATGTTGCAGATTCTTCCGGAACCTTCGAAGAAGGACTTGATTCTTCTGCCAGAAAGAGCGTCATTCATGACAACCGAGTCCTGTAATCGAATATAAGGAGTTGAAAATGAATGACTTGAAAAACAAAAAAACGGAGCCGACCAAGACCTCGGTGTTGAGGCAACTGGCAACGCTCCAGAACATGAGCCTTGATCAGCTCAGAGAAAAGTGGCTGGACCTTTATGGAACCGAGCCACCCCAGTACAAGAAGCAGTTTCTGGTTAAACGGCTGGCGCACCGGATTCAGGAGCTCTTTTACGGCGGTCTGTCGGAGCAGGCCAAATCCCACCTGAAGAAAGTTGCCGAGACCGATCCGGTGGCAACGGTCATCCGCAAGATTCCGGAAGAACGAAAATCACAGGAAGCCATCCTGCCGGGCACCCGGTTTGTCCGGATCTGGAACGACCAGCGCTATGAGGTGATCGCCCGGGAAAGCGGCTTTGAATATGACGGCCGCATCTTTAGATCACTGAGCGCCATAGCGAGGGAAATCACAGGCACCCGCTGGAACGGCAAGATCTTTTTCGGCCTGAAGAACAGTCACAGAAAAAAGGAAGGTGGTCCGAATGCTTAACAATAACAACACGCAAAACGGCCAGCGCAAAACACTCCGCTGCGCCATCTATACCCGTAAAAGCCACGAGGAAGGTCTGGATCAGGAATTCAATTCACTCGACGCCCAGAGGGAGGCCGCCGAAGCCTACATCGAAAGTCAGAAGCTGCAGGGATGGAAGGCCATCCCGTACCGATATGATGACGGCGGCTTTTCAGGCGGCACCATGGAACGTCCGGCACTGCAGAGACTGCTGGCGGATATCGATGCCGGTAAGATCGATGTCATCGTCGTTTACAAAATCGACCGTCTATCCCGATCCCTGCTGGACTTCATGAAGATGATCGAGCTTTTCAATGAAAAGGAAGTGAGCTTCGTATCCGTCACCCAGCACTTCAGCACCACCGACTCGACTGGCCGAATGTTTCTGGGAATCCTGATCACCTTTGCTCAGTATGAGCGCGAGGTCATCGGCGAGCGTATCCGGGACAAGGTGGCCGCCGCAAAACGCCGGGGTAAATACTGCGGCGGACCTGCGGTACTCGGTTATGACGTGGACCGGGAAAACAAAAAACTGCTGATCAACCAGAGCGAAGCCCCGTTGATAAAGCTCATATTCAGGCGCTACACGCAGGTGGGATCAGCCAAGAAAGTGGCCCAGGAGCTCAACGAGCAAGGATACAAAACCAAGTCATGGACCACCAAAAAAGGTAAGGAACGGATCGGTACCGAATGGAACACGGCTCAGGTCTACCGCCTTCTCAACAACAGGCTATATATCGGGGAGATTGCCTACAAAGGCAAAAACTATCCGGCAGAGCATGAAGCCCTGATCGATCAGAATACTTGGGACAAGGTTCAGGCGCTGCTCTCGGAAAACAATCGAACCAAGATGAGCAAGGCTCGGGTGAAAATGGTCTCGCCCCTGAGCGGAGTGATCCGGTGCGGCCACTGCGACAGCGCCATGGGCATTACCTATACCAACAAGGGCGACCGGCGCTACTCCTATTATATATGTGAAAAGGATACCAAGCGGGCTGTCAGCAGATGTCCCTTGAAGCGGGTTCCTGCCGGAGACATCGAGTCGGTGGTGCTTGATCAGCTGGGAGCGGTATTCAGAACGCCGACCTTGGTGGCCAAGACCTACTTTGCCGCCAGAGAGATCGAGGCCGAAGAGCGCGAACGCCTGCAGGGCCAGAAAAAGGAACTCGAACAATCCCTGCAGAGCGTCAGACAGGAAGCCTTGAAGCTGATGTCGCCCGACAACGACGATCCCGACCGGAATAGCCGACTGCCCTTGGTCAATCAGCAGGCCGTCGATTTGACCAAACAGCTCACCAACGTATCGGCTCGGTTGAGGGTAATCGATACGGAGCAGATTTCCGAAGGAGATGTATCCGAAGCCTTTCAAAGCGTGGAAACCTTCTGGGAGGATCTGTTTCCCCTCGAGCGCAACCGGCTGATCCTGCTTTTGGTGGAAACCATTGAAATCCGGGAAACAGGAATCGATATGGAACTGAAAACCAACGGCCTCACAAACCTTGTAACCGAGCTGGCCGGTCTGGCCTGTGAAGTCAGGGAAAGGAGTAACAGCTGATGAAAAAGATCAAACCGACCATCAAACTTTCAGACAGCGGGAATCTGCACATCCATATCCCCATGTTCATCCGAAGAATGCGTGGCCGCAAAATGGTGTTCACGCCGGATACGCTGGACGGTGAAAATGAGGGCATGCCGGAAACCGTTCAAACGGCCATTGTCCAGTCGCTGGCCCGAGCCTTTTCATGGGCGGACATCCTCGAGAGCGGTGAGATAAAGTCCATCAGTGAGCTGGCAAGGGATCTCGATGTGGACTCCTCCTATGTGGCCAGAACCTTGAAACTGACCACGCTCGCCCCGGACATTGTCGAAGCCATCATTAACGGTGAAGAGCCCAGCGGATTATCCCTTTCAAAGCTGGTGAAAACATTCCCGCTCGACTGGAGTGAGCAGAGAACGTTCTTTGGATTCTGCTGATCGCAATTCTATAAATCATCATCCTCTACAGCCGACCTTTGTGTCGGCTTTTTTTATGCCCTGACGAGTGAGTTCAACGAAATTTCACTGAGGGGTGGCAAAAAAAGTTAAAAAATATTTCCCCGCCTCATCCGGCTAAATTCCCCTCAAATTCAAAGCATTAGCCAATCCAAGCGCATCTGCATCGGGTGAAATTTTAGTGGCCCAACGAAATTTCGCCAAAGAAGGGTGACAGGTCTGGTGAACAGAAAAGCGTTCACGACCTCACCCGGAGAAATCATGCCGGACCTGTCTTCCGGGAGGTCCTTAACAAAGGAGGTTCGGCATGAACCAGATCAAGAAGACAGAACTAAACAAACCGCAGCAAAAGCTCATCGAGCTGATGCAGCAAATCAACTTCGGGCGCATTTCCAACATACCGGTTGTGGGCGGAAATCCCGAGCTCACCGCAGACACCATCATCGAGCGTGAAATCAAACTGGGCGGCCAGAACGGTAACCGTCCGGAGCTGGATAAGGATGACTTCACCCTGAAGCAGGAGGTGCTCGCGCTTATCGAACACCTGACCGGCATGGGCGATGGAGTCATCCGTCATCTTGAAATCAAGCATGGGCTGCCATTCCTGATCCGCATCGAGGAACGGGCAGCATAACAAACTGAGAATTTAGACACTTCGACAACAAGCTGGACGCAAGGCGGAGGCTGTTGTGGGTGTCGCCGAGCCAAACCTGACCGTGTGTTTATCAGCACGGCAGGTGGCAGAGAAGGCGAACCTGCGACGCTCCGCTTGTTGGATCAGCTCCTTCCTCTGTTTCCGGCCCGTGCCGACACCCACGCGGTGCTCCTCCTCGCTCCGAGGAGGACCAAATGTTTTATCGAAATTCCTATGACGGCATCGATGGCTATGCCGCAGACCTTATTCGGCACAAGGCAAGACAACTTGTGGGTAAAGCCGGACTGACAGAAGACGATCGGCAGGATCTCGAGCAGGAACTGATGATCGATCTGCTGGGCAGGATGAAGCACTTCAACCCAGCCAAAGGCAAAAAGACAACTTTCATGACCCGCATCGTTGAGCGGCGGATTTCAACCATTCTGGAAGCCCGCTTCGCGCAATGCCGTGACTGGCGCAAATGCACAGCCTCTCTCAACGATCCCATTCCGGGCGGAGAAAACGATTCCGCCGAGCGTATCGAGCAGGTCTGCAGTGATGGACAGATGGGACATCACGGCCGGGATACCAATGAGCAGCGCCAGAACGACATCCGCTTCGACCTCGAACGGGTCATTGCCGCACTGCCGGAAGACCTGCAGGACCTCTGCGAAAAACTGCAGTCGAGCAACATGGCTGAAATTGCAAGGGAGATGGGCGTTCCGCGCAGCACTCTCTACGGGAAACTGACCAAGCTGCGGGACGCATTCCGGGATGGCGGATTGGAAGAATACCTCTGATCGACCGACGCATCGCCCGGGGTTCCGGTAAGTAAGCATCGTGCCGCATGAAGCGGACGACCGGGGCCTCGGTAAACAGAAAACCTGAGAAACAACAGGAGATTAACAATGGAAACTTACAAGTATCGCTTTGATCAGTCGGTCCCGGCTCAGGACTTGGAAGATACCTTCATGCTGGCGTTGCTGGCTGTGGAAAGCATGTATGGACACTCCAGAGTGAGGATGGAATCCCGCTTCAATCTGGATAAGCAAAACCGCACCTGCTTTATCGACGCAGCGACCAAGGTCGGCGGTGATCTGGCGAGCATCTTTACCGGATTCGCCACCAAGGAGTACGGCGAACGAGCTGTAATGATCGACCGTGAACCCGCCAGTGGCGGATGCGCCTGCAATGCAAAGGCACCTTCAGCCATGGAGGTGGCGGTATGAGCGAATTGATGACGACCACGTATTCCATGTGGCGGCTCTTCCGCAATTGCCGCAAGGCTTGTGAATACCGCTACCTGAGGGACCTTGTTCCTCTGGAGCGGGATCACAACCTGGCTTTCGGATCGGTCATCCACGACTGCCTTGAAATCTGGCATGGCCAGCGGGAACTCGAAAAGGTTCTCGAACACATTGATCAGGTCTATGCCAACCGGGCACAGGATGATCATCAGCTCGCAGACTGGCATCTGGCAACCGCCATGATGAGTTCATACTCGGAGCAGTATCCCGTCGAAGACTTTGACGTGGTTGCTCTGGAGAAGACCTTCGAAGGTCCCATCGTCAATCCGGATACCAACGCCGCATCGAGGAGTTTCGTGCTGGCTGGCAAGGTGGACGGTTTGGTCCAACAGGATGGTCAATACTTCCTGCTGGAGCACAAGACCGCCTCACAAATCGATGCCGGTTATCTGGAACGGCTCTGGACTGATTTTCAGATCCTCATTTATGCGTGGTATCTGGAACAGACTCTCGGCATCCGTATCTCCGGCATCATCTACAACGTGCTGGTCAAAGCCAAACTGCGTCAGAGCAAAGGTGAAACGGAAGCCGAGTTTGAATCCCGCCGTGCCGAGCTGATTGCCAAATCCAAAACCGGCAAGAGTAGCGCCAAACGCAAGATGCCCGAGCCGGACGATGCCTTCCAGCAGCGCCTCAAAGACAAATACCTCGAGCCCGGCATGTTTCACCGGGAGGTGCTCTACATCTCCCGCGACCAATTCGACGAGCTCCGCAGTGAGCTTTGGGAATTATCCAAAGCCATGCTGGATGCCCACCGCCGCAACACCTTCTACCGCAATACGGCGTTCTGTTTTCAGTATGGACGCGCCTGTCCTTACTTCCCGCTGTGCCGGAGCGGTGAGAATCCCAACGTCATTGAAAATCATTACCAACGGGTGCTCCCGCACGAAGAGCTGCGGGATGGAGCAAGTGAAGACGCTGCCCCTGTTTTTTAACCCAAACCATACAAGGAGATAAATCATGCTTCCGAAAAGCAAAACCAAACCGAAAGCAACCCTGAACGACCTGACCGCACTGGTTTACGGTCCAAGCAAAATTGGCAAGAGTACTTGGTGCTCCCATGCGGAGAACGCCCTGTTTCTCGCCACGGAACCGGGTTTGAACGCCCTCGAAGTGTTCGAAGCGCCTATTACCTGCTGGGACGACCTTCTGCAGGCGTGTGCCGAGATTGCGGATGGCAAACACGACTTCAAGACCATCGTTATCGACACGGTGGATAACGCTTATCGCATGTGTGCGGATTATGTCTGCAAGAAGTTCAAGATCGAGCATGAGTCCGACCTTGGCTACGGCAAAGGCTATGCCCTGATCAACAATGAGTTTCAGCGCGTTCTCAACAAGCTGGCGTTTCTGCCTTACGGCCTGATCCTCATTTCCCATTCCCATGAGCGTGACATCGAAACACGCACCGGGAAGCACACTCGCATTGTGCCGACCCTGCCGGACAAGGCTCGCAAGCTGGTCACCGGTCTGGTGGACCTGATCCTGTTCTGTGATCTGGACATGAAAACCGGTGACGACGGCAAGCCCATGTATCAGCGGGTGATGCGCACCAAGCCAAGCCCCAATTACGACGCCGGAGATCGAACCGGCCGACTTCCGGAGATGATCCCTCTGGATTTCCCGACCTTCCTGAAAGCTTTCAATCAAACGCCTGCCTGTGCCGGCACGGCAGACAGGGCTGCCGGTTCAGCGGTGAGTGCCGCCCGGACTAAGTCGGACCCGCCTGTGTCGGAACGGCGGACAGGGCCAGCCACAACGGCTAAACCTCAAACTAAGGAGTAATGACAATGAGTTGGAATAACGATGACACCATGGACCTCGCGCAGTTCGACGATGATTTCGTTTCTGCGGATGTTGAAGAAAAGGACTTTGAAGCTGTTCCCGACGGGAAATATCAGGTCAAGGTCGATCGCGTGGAACTGACCCGCTCGGAAACTTCCGGCAATCCCATGCTCAAGTGGGCGCTGAAGATTCTGGGTCCCACCCATAAAGGCCGTCTGCTCTGGCGTAACAACGTCATTGCCAGCAAGGACAATGTGAAATGGCTCAAGCAGGATCTTTATACCTGCGGTCTGCAGATGGACAAGCTCTCTGATCTCCCGGGCAAACTGGAAACCCTTCTGGATGTTGGGCTCGAGGTGACCAAGCGCACGAAGAACGAATTCGAGAACATCTACTTCAACCGCCGGATTGTGCTTTCGGATGAAGATGCCGCAGCACCGTCGGCCGGTCACGATGTAGACGACATGATTCCGTTTTGAGGTGAAGCCATGAGAATAAACCTTCAATCATGGATCACCGGACAGCAGGGGCGGCACCGCTGCCACTGCGGATGTGGGGAACCAATCAAAATTCTGAAAGAGCATCATTCGAGAGGCATTCCAAGGTTCATAAACGGTCACTCAGCTCGGGTTAATAACCAACAATCCGGAAAATCCGGAAAGTTGAACCCGAACTACAAAGGTGGCCGCTATGTCGACTCCCAAGGTTATGTGGCTGTGATGGTGGAGGGAAATTCCGGTACCAGCTACCGCTATGAACATCGTCTTGTCATGGAACGCCACCTTGGACGCCCATTAAGAAGTGATGAACAGGTTCACCACATCAATGGAAACAAACAGGATAACCGTCTTGAAAACCTTCAGTTGCTCACCGTGGCCGAACACGCGGCTCTGCACCAAAGGGAGCTTAAAGAGCAACTGGGTGAAGGCGCTTACCTGCATGTCAAACGGAACATCTGCAAAGGTCGGCCATACAGGGAGGCTTTGCTTTGTTCCGGATAGTTATCGATACGAGGGAGCAGGAAAACTACACATTTTCCGCTTCCTCAATACACCGAAAGCTTGATGCGGGAGATTACTCCATCGAGGGATTCGAGACCCGGGTGGCGGTGGAAAGGAAGTCCATGGCGGATTTTGTTTCCACTGTCATCCGAGGCCGAAAGCGTTTTCACAAGGAGCTGGAAAAGCTTCGGGATTATGATTCGGCCTGTGTCGTTGTTGAAGCCAATTACCGGGATGTTCTCGGTGCCTGCTACCAGAGCGACGCCCATCCAAACGCCCTCATAGGAACCATTGCCTCCATCATCATCGACTTCGGTGTGCCCGTTTATTTCTGTTCAGACCGTCAGGCAGCCTGCCGGTTTGTTGAAGAGTTTTTAATGCGCTTTCACCGGAGGTTCGCTCAATGCCAAGAAAAACAAACTCCCCGGCAAAACTCCGGGGAAGAATAGAGAGAGTTTATTATGCCGGGCCAAAGTTTTCAGCAGGCCGTTTGCTCACCGCCACCGGAGAGGAAATCCAGTTTGCCGGAAACCTGTTTGCCCGTGAAAATCAGCCCGTGGTCCTTTTGGGGACGTGGGCCACCCATCCGAAATATGGTCGTCAGTTCAAGGTCGATGCCATGGAGCACGATCTTGATCTGAACCCGGAAGGATTGATTCACTATCTGGCCAATCACCCGGACATCAAGGGGATTGGTCCTGCCAAAGCCCGCCTTATCGTTGAAGAGTTCGGCGATTCTTTCGAGGAGACTCTGATTGAATCCCCGGAGCTCATCGCATCAAAAGCCAGAATTTCCCTCGATGCCGCTAATCGTCTCAAGGATGAATGGTGTAAAAACCGCAGCGTCAATGCCGTCCTGGCATGGCTCTCCGCCTTTGGGTTGACCCACCATCAGGTAACCACGCTGGTCGATAAGCTGGGCGGGAACTGTCTGGAAATCCTTAAAGCCGATCCTTACATCCTCATCCGGGAACTGCGTGGATTCGGCTTCAAGAAAGTCGACAAGATTGCCCGCAAACTGGGTACGCCCAAAGACCACACACCAAGAATCCGTACCGGTATCCAGTACTGCATGCACGAGGCGCTGGATCAGGGAAACTGCTGGGTCGAATACGAGGACCTTGTTGATCAGGCCAATCTGCTGCTGGTGATGGATAATCTGGACAGCCGCATCCGTATCGAAGCCTCGCTGGACAATCTGATCAGTGAAAGACTGCTCTCCTGTGAATCACACGCGGGACGTTTTCTGGTGGCGCTTTCCGATATCCTGAAAATGGAACAGGACATCGCCGCTATTTTCACCAAGGCGGATGCATCGAACCCTCATTTCAAATCGACCCGCAATTTGCAGAAACTGATTCTGCGTCAGGCTGAAACGCTCAACGAAAAACAACTCGAAGCGGTTCACTCTGCTTTGCAGCACTCCATCAGCCTGATCTCCGGTGGAGCCGGATCGGGTAAGAGCTACACCGTATCGGTCATCAACGCGGTATGTGAAGAATGCGATCTCGAGGTGGTTCTTTCTGCGCCTACAGGTAAAGCGGCCAAGAGACTCGAGGAAGTGAGTGGTCGCACCGGAACCACCATCCATCGCCTGCTTGGTTATGACGGCAAGTCCTTTTCCAAGGACAGCAACAATCCCATCGACGCAGACATCCTGATCATCGATGAATTTTCCATGGTGGATGTTCCGTTGGCGTGGCACCTTTTCAATGCGGTCGACTTTGCCAGAACGGCCATTGTCATTGTGGGAGACCACAACCAGCTACCGCCGGTCGGTCCGGGAAATATCCTTCGGGATCTGATCCACTCGAATGCCATCCCCACGGTCATTCTGGATAAGGTAGTCAGGCAGGCCGGTGTGCTGAAGGAAAACAGCACCGCTATTCTCAAAGGAGAAATCAGAAAGACCAGCGAGGCAAGCACACAGGGATGCCGGGACTGGTATCTGGCGGATCAGTTCACCGATCCGGGTGCCGCCCGCAACTTCCTGCTGGACCTTTTTGACAAGCGACTGGATGCCCTTGGCTTTGATCTGATCAAGGACGTACAGGTGTTGACCCCGACCCACAAGGGGCCGCTGGGAACCAAGTCACTCAATGAGGACCTGCAGCGGCTTATCCAAAAGCGCCTCTGGAATGTGAATGTTCCGGAAACACAACCCGGTCGCCGGTCGCCATTCTTGAAACACGACAAGGTCATTCAGACCCGCAACAACTATGACCTGAACGTGATGAACGGTGCTATCGGTCATGTGGTCGATGTACTGCCCAACGGCACGCTGTTGATTGATTTCGAGGGTGTGGCGGTTGAGATTGAAAAAGGTTCGCAGAACCTTCAGGACATCCAGCTGGCCTATGCGCTGACAATCCACAAAACCCAGGGTTCAGAATTTCCCTGCGCTGTCGTGGTGGTTCATAAGGCGCATTCCTTCATGCATCACCGCAACCTGCTGTACACCGGCGTTACCCGTGCCCGCAAGACCGCGATTGTGCTGGGTGACCGCTGGGGCATCCGCAATTGCGCCAAGAAATGTCAGGTGGATGACCGCAAGACCTTTCTCTCCATTCTGTTGAACAATGTGAATTGCCCTGTAGAGCAGTCAGCTTGTGCGGGGGCATTATGAGCATGGGCGGTTCAGATAATGTCAGAGAATACTACCGCCTGATAACCGAGCTCGATATCGGTGATGTGGCAAGGGATCTACTGGCCGGAAGAATCACACAGGAATCCCGGCAGCGTCTCCAGTGTGATTGCCCGCATCATCAGAGCCAGTCCCGTCGCTCGCTTCATGTGATGCTCGACAAACAGGGCTGGTACTGTTTTGGCTGCGGTGTGGGCGGAGATGTCCTGCAGCTCGTCGAGTTTGTTCAATCGGGAACGGTAACGGCCGGTCAATCCGGTCCTATGCCCGACAGCCATCGGCTGGCCCGCGACTTCCTTGCTGGAAAAGCCGGGATGCCGCCGTTGTCGCGTTATGGTCTCACGCAGGAACGTTTGGAGCAGACGGAAAATGATCGTTCCTTTGAGATCCGGGTTAAAGATGCCCTGACCGAGCTGGCCCGCTATTATCACCAGCGGCTCAAGGAAAATCAGGAGGCGCTGACCTGGCTGAAAGAAAAGTACGCCATCAGCGATGAGACCATCGACGACCTGCTGATCGGTTTTGCCGACAATGAGTCCGGTGTCATTGCTGCCCTGCACTCCGGCGATCATGGGTTCAGCAAACGGGAGCTTTCCGCCACAGGAGCCTTTCGCCCGACCAGTCAGGACGGATTGAATCCGTTTTTTGAGAAACGCATCATCTTTCCTTACTGGAGCCGTGGGCGCGTGGTGTTCATGATCGGCCGCAAAACACCATGGACACCGGATGCAAACTGGGAACAGGGAAAATACAAGAAGCTGCCGGTTCACGATGAGCATCAGCGTCCTTATGTTGCCCGGTTTATCAACAATGCGGTGCTGTTCAATGAGGACTGCCTGCTGGGCAAGCCTGATCACATCATCATTACCGAAGGCGTGACCGATTGCATCGCTCTGATGCAGCAGGGATTTCCCGCGCTCTCTCCTGTGACGGTACGAATCAGAGCAGCAGACTGGGAGCGTCTGGTCCCGAAAATGCGCGGGCTCAAGACCGTCTATATCTGTCAGGACAATGAAATCTCCGAGGCAGGGCTCAAGGGAGCCTTGCAGACTGCTCGCACGCTGGCCGAACACAAGATTGATACGAAGCTGGTTACCATCCCTCTGAGTGAGCCCCAGCAGCAGGCGCGTCAGGAACTACAGGAGCGGTTCAACCTAACGGCAGCCGTCGGACCCCGAGAGTTAGCCAAATTACTCGAAGGCCATTCAGACGAGGATATCCGGGAGGCTGAAACGCTGCTGGCCAACGCCAAGATCGATGTGAACGACTTCTTTGCATCCGGCAATGGCAAGGCCGAATTTGATGAGCTGCTTTCTGCGGCCAGTACGCCGGTTGAGTTCGGTATTCAAAGTCTGCCCGAGGATGCTCCGGAGGAAGAGAGAAACCGCCAGCTCGAGCCGGTTCTGGCCGAAATTTCGGCTCATTCACCGCTGGAGCAAAGCCGTCTGCTGAAACTGGTTCAGGAACGGCTGGGTAAAGCGGTTCCAATGGCGACCCTCAAGGAACAGGTGCGATCTGTTCAGCAGAACCGACGGGACAGCGCCAAGAAGGAAAAGAAGAAAGCCAAACGTCTCAGCGGATCACCGCCCGGTTCCTGTCGCGCCCGGGTCGATGAGGTACTGATTGATACAGAGCTGGAAAACGGTGCTCCGGATTATACCGCTGCAGCTGAAGCGGCCTATGACTGGTTTACCGCTAATGGAGCCCAGTTCTTTCACACCCAAACCGGTGAGCCGTTTATGTATTTCGACAACTCCATCTACTGGATGGATTCACCCGACCGTGGGCGCAAGAGACAGTATGCGGCCATGCTCTACAAGCACACAGGCATGGTTCCGACATCCAACGGCGGTCGCACCTTTTTCGAGGTATTGCCGAGTCTGGCGATGATTCGTGGTCAGGTGCGCGACCATTTTTCGTGGCTGCATTCGGATATTTCAAATTTCACGGTCTACTTCAACCTGAACAATCAGGATCATGAGATCGCCCGGATTACACCCGACGGCATCGAGATACTGAAGAACGGTGGGAACGCCGATGGAATTATTCTGGACGGCTCCCGCAAGATGAAGCCGTTGAAGTTTCTCAAGGATGCCTCGCCGGAGGAAGCCGACAAGCTGCTGGTCGATCTTCTGATCAACAATATGACCTGCTCGCAGGGAGACCGCTTTCTGATTCTGTCGTGGCTGACCTGCTTTCTGCTGATCGACTTTTCCGGAACCCGGCCCATGACCCGTTTTGAAGGATCGGCCGGTTCGGGTAAGACCACGGCCAGCAAGCTGATTTCTGCGCTGCTTTACGGTGAGCCCCAGCACAAGAAAGCCACCGATGCGGCCAACTATACCGATGGTTCTCAGAATCCGCTTATCGTCCTCGACAACATCGAGGTCAAGCAGATGACCGAGGACCTGACCACCTTCATGCTGACCAGTATCACCGGCATTGCAAAGGAGAAACGCAAGAGCGGAACCGACAGCGAAACCGTGACAGAGAGGACCAAGTGCCTGCTCAATACCACCGGTATCGAGCCGTTGTGCGGAGAACTGTCCGAAATCCAGTCCCGTAGCTTTGTGATCAATTTTGATATCGGTAATCAGGGCAACGACTGCTTCATCGAGTCAGAGGTGATTGCAGCCCTGCAGCGCAACCGGGATCTGATTATTTCCGCCTTGATGAAACGGACAAGCGAGGTGCTGGCGATGATGAAGGATGGGATGCGGACACAGGCCATGAAGCTGCTGCACGAGGCCCTTGGCAACCATGACAAACGGCGCTGCAACGAATATCTCAGCCTGATGTATCTGATGCTGCTGGCCGGGTCATCTCAGGATCAGATCGAACAGGGAATGTCGACTCTGGCTCCAGCCTTCAAGCAGCAGATCCAGACCATCAACCAGACCAGTCGTGAAACCGCACGAGAATCAAACCATACGGCAACAGCGCTCTCAACTTTGTTTAAGGCATGGCGAACAGCCGTGGAGGCCGATCGGAAAGATATGTACAACGATCGCCGGGTGGATCACACTCAGGAGTTCCTTGCTCGTTATCAGGTGCAGCTTGAAGAAGATGGATGCCTCAAGGAGGTATTGTCCCGGGAACTGTTTGTAGCGCTCAAGCGTGTGGCCAGAGATTTCGGTCTGCGCTTTGAAATGGATTCATCGAGGCAGTTTGCCCAGCGCTTTGCCAACGACCTTGAAACCATCCGCGAGGCCGGATTCGATGTTGTCATCAGCCAGAAACGCTACGGAACCAAGCTCTATACCATCCAGACAGTCGAACCTTGAATAACGAGAAAATATCTCATTAGACTTGACAATAATGGATCAAATCCGTATATTGAATAGTGTTTAATGAGCTAATTTCTCACAAGGAGGCTGTAAAATGATAATAAGTTTTTCAATTGAAAACTGGATGTCCTTTCGTGACTCGGTCTCCTTTTCCATGGTTGCCAGCAGAGAAAGGCAGCATGGAGACCGAGTACCCAAAGTCGCTAAATATCAGACCAGAATTTTGCCGGTTGCCGCGATCTACGGAGGCAACGCATCTGGAAAGACCAATTTTTTCAAGGCGTTGAGCTTTGTGAAAGGGCTGGTTTTAAGAGGCACCGGTCCTGACAGCCTTATCCCCGTTGAACCATACCGACTGGACAGCGCCAGTGCCGATAAACCTTCCCGCTTCAGGCTGGAATTGCTGATCGATGAAATCATCTATGAATTCAGCTTTGCTGTCACCCGAAAGGCGGTTGTAGAGGAAAAGCTGGTTCAAATCACAAGCACCAGCGAAAAGATTTTATATGACCGGCAGGGAGATTCACCGAATTTTGATTCAAGCCTCGACAAGGATCAGTTTCTGCATTTTGCGTTTAAAGGAACGCGTGACAATCAGTTGTTTCTGACAAATTCGGTGTCTCAGAAGGTTGATATTTTCCGGCCTGTTTATGACTGGTTCAAAGACACGTTGGAGCTGATCGCGCCGGACTCAAGGTTTGAACCTTTTGAACATTTTCTTGATGAAGGCCATCCTCTATACAGCACCATGAATGAGATGCTGCCACAGCTGGACACCGGTATTTCCCATCTGGGTGGTGAAGAAATTCCCTTCGAAAACATTCCATTTCCGGAAAGCTTCAAAAGCAAGCTGCAGGAAGATGTCAAAGAAGGTATGACCATCCGTTTCCTCGCTTCGTCGACAAACGAACGTTTTATCATTACAAGGAAAGCTGGTGAGCTGGTTGCCAAAAAGTTGGTTACATTTCATACAAGAAACGACGGAACCGAAGCCAAATTTGACATCCGCCAGGAATCGGACGGCTCGCAAAGAGTAATTGATCTGCTACCGGCTTTTCTTGAAGTCTCGGCCACCAGTTCCAAGAAAGTGTATGTCATCGATGAGGTTGACCGTAGCCTTCATTCCCTGCTGACACGGCAACTCATCGAAGCATATCTGGCGAACTGCAGCACTGATAGCCGGGCGCAATTGCTGATAACCACACATGATGTTCTTTTGATGGATCAGGGACTTTTCCGGCGGGATGAGATGTGGGTTGCTGAAAGGAACCGCAAAGGCAGCTCCGAGCTTCTTTCCTTCAGCGACTATAAGGATGTCCGGTATGACAAGGATATCCGTAAAAGCTATCTCCAAGGAAGGTTGGGAGGTGTACCAAGAATCCTGTTGAGTAACGCCCTGATAAATCGAAGGGAGGATGATTGATGCCTCCCAAGAGAAGAAAATTCAGTCGGCCGCTGGGTGAACGCCGTTATCGGAAGATATTCATACTGGCGGTTGAAGGCATAAAAACAGAACCTCAGTACTTTGCTGTTTTCAACGATCAGAATTCCGTCATCCGGGTGAATTGTCTCAAAGGCAAACACGACAGCTCGCCACCTCAGGTACTTACCAGAATGGAAAACCACCTGAAAAAGGAAGGCTTGAAAAAGTCGGATGAAGCATGGCTGGTGGTCGACAAGGACCAATGGACTGACGAACAACTGGCCCAGCTGCATCAATGGTCTCAGCAAGCAGATAATTATGGGTTTGCACTCAGTAATCCCAAATTTGAATTCTGGCTTCTTCTTCATTTCGAGGATGGTAGCGGCGTCAGCAGTTCCCAGATATGCTCCCAAAGACTGGAGCGTCATCTTCCCGGTTATGACAAGGGCATCGATATCAGGAAAATATCGGACACGATGATTGCCGATGCCATCAGAAGAGCCAGACAACGGGACAACCCGCCCTGCGGTGACTGGCCACGCACCACAGGAACGACCGTCTATAAACTGGTTGAAAGCATACTGGAATCTCACAGAAATCAATAACGTAAGGAGATAGGATCATGGCAAATAACAAGAAACAGACTTCAAAACAAATCGCTTCACTGGCATCTGATATTCTCAAAGATCAAAATGCTTCCCAGATCCAGAAATCCTTGGCTGGGTCGGCGCTGTCACAGTCGAAATCCAAACATCAGACCGGCGCGGAGATGGAAGATGTCGCATCAAAGGTTCTGCAAAGCTCAAAATACAACGATACGACAAAGTCGCTGGCAGGCTCCATTTTGTCCCAGTCCAACAAAAAGCGCTGATTTTCAAATAATCATATTTCTTTGAAGCCCGTGGATTCACGTCTGCGGGCTTTTTGTTTATATCTCCGCCAGATTCTGGCGAAACTGTTATTCCGTTGGTAAAACGATTAGAAATCACCGGTTGGCCAGTAAAACAATTATCATGCCGCAAAAACGATTAGAAACCGGCATCTGGCTGGTAAAATCGTTACAAAGGCCGCCGATGTAGAAAGACCTTTCTACAATGTAGAATGTCCATAGAGCACCTTTCTACAGCGCAAGTTACTGTTATTTATGGCGTTACGCGGCAGGCGTAGAAAGTGTAGAAAGGTTTCAGAGATTACTCCCCCTTACTGTTCATTTTTTTAAATCATGGGATGAAGGCATGCCTGAAAAAAAAGGGCTATGTGTGAGTAATATTTCTATACCTTTCTACACTTTCTACAAAAATATCTATAACTAACTGCTATTACTACTGTTAAGAGATGTAGAAAGTGGGTGTAGAAAGGTCCCTGAGCGTAGAAACCCCTTTCTACGCTTTCTACCATCCGACACTCAGGCTCCGGCTCCGGTAAGTAACGGGAAGAAAAATAAACCCGAACTTCCGGAGGTCATCATGAGCCTTTTACAAACCATGCTCACGCATCTCGATTCCCCTGAGTGTGAGCCTTCCGAACAAGCTCCGCAGTCAATCGAAAACGACAGCAGCGTACCGGAGCCTGATCTTTTTGTATCCACCGATCTGGATACCGCACAATTCGAGTGGGCTGTCACGTCCGCCAGCGACGTTGAATACAATGGCAAAATCTATCGACGTCTCGAGCCGGAGTATTTCGCATGGCTCCGGTCGCGCATGCTGGCAGCCCAGTCCGCTTTCAAAGCCGGTAAGCTTCCCGAATCAACATGGGAAAGCCTGAAAAGCAGATTCAATCCGCTTCAGGAATACGCGGTTCAGAAATTCGGCAAGGTAGCTCTACAGCAGGCATACCGACAGCTCAGTCCTCAAAATTACCAAGCTCCCCGCCATGTTCCGGCAAAACCCGAGAAACCTGCAGAACCTCCCAAGAACAACTGGATTTATCCCGGAAATAAATCAATGAATTGCATAAAGCAGGTCAGCTCCGATGCTCTGGCCAAGGTTGATGCCATCAAGGAGGAAGCCATGTCCCGGAAATGGTCTGAAGCCAGGTTATACCAGAATCAGGGACGATACCGCTTCCCCTGCGGTCAGGATTACGGGCTGGTCTGCTTTGTAGGCGGTGACCGGAAAATCGGTGCCGTGACGGAACGATATATCGAAATCATCCACAGCCCGGATACATCGCGTCCCAGCACGCTCAGGTTTCACAACCCGGATGTTCCGCAGCCGTGGTTGAAGAAAGTGGAGAGTAACCATGAGCATTAAGAAATACGCCAATGCCGAACACATCCTCCCGAGAGAGCTGCTCAAGGAGGTGCAGAAGCATCATTCCGGCATTCTTTGGATTCCTGCACCGGGTAGTTTTTACAAGGAACGCAGACAGCTGGTCATTGCCCTGAAAAGTCAGGGAATCAAAACCGATGAAATTGCCAGCCTCGCCGGTATCACACGTCGCCGGGTCAATCAGATCCTCGCGGACCACAGAAAAGAAACCGATGCCCGACAGGTTGAGGACTCTTCCGGTATGTAAGGCTTGAGGTGCGGGAAAACGGGCTAAATCTGCCTTCCGCCCCGAACCCCGACTTGGCAAAACGAAAATGAAGAACCGGAGATAAGCCTTGGCGATATCGAAAACAGACAAAAGCAACTTGGACAGATGGCATCGGAATGAGGGTAAACCCGAACACTCCGAGGCCATGAAAAACAAGGTGGATGCCATGCAGGGCAATCTTCAAACCCTCAAGCATGGCATCTTTGCCGACCGCTGCCTGACTCCGGAAGAGAAGGTCATGTTCGACAGTATCATCGAAAAGCTACACGAGGACTTTCAGTTCAACAAATCCAGCGACTTCCTTCAGGTCGAGCTGGTGGGCATCTACTCGGTGAAACTGGTACGGGCACAGATCGAAGGAAACACACAGGCCGCCGAGAGTCTTGACCGGATGATCCGCTGCCACATGAAGGATCTCAAGACCACCAAGATTGCCCGTGAGGGTGAAGAACCGAAAGGTCCGCAGACGTCACCGGCCGAATGGGCCTCAGCTCTTCTTGAAAAAGTGAGTGAAGCCGCCGTCCAGAAGACCGCTTCCGTGACTCGAAGCACAGGACGTGCGGAGAGAGCGACTAAAGGGAGCCCGAAGGGCGCGGAGCAGGATGCGGAGCGCAAAAAGCCGAAGAAAAGTTCAGATAACACCAGAGCCTCAAAAAGAAAGAGCGCGAAGGATTAGGCAGTTATGGAGGCTCAAGATGACAGGAATTTCAGATAAGGCATGTTCCACGAATAAACTGATTCCGGATATCAAGGATCGATGTCGGCAGACTGGGCGTTGGTTTGTTCTGGATGGGATTGAATTCCACAAGTTTGAATTCTTTTTGATTGCGGCATTCAAGAAGCCGCTCAATGCAATCATACAGGATCTGTATGTTGACGCTCAAATGAGCGTCCCTGATCTATGCAGGGATTTTAAGAATCAGTTTGGGCTCTGCCCCTCTGACCGAACAGTTTATAATCTCGTCAGGAAGTCCGGTGTCCCAATGCGAACACGGGCGGAGTGCAAATCACTCTCATGGCAACAGGGCAAGATGGCCGGTTCAATGGCCAAGTCACGCCAGAGCCGAAAAAAGACATACCTGCTTGGTTCAAAAGCGGAACACAAAGTCCGCTACCTGCTTCGCGAGGCATTGCTCGTACTTGATGTGAAGTGGGACGTCATCATTGGCGATCACCTTCAGCACATTCTTGATCGTTTTGAGGTCGACATCCCACTGGTCATAGTTGAACGCCAGACATCCAGCGCCTGCCGCATCGCAGTTGAAATCGACAACACCTTCACCCACTCCGGACGGATACGCCAGAACCGCGACGCCCGTAAAGATGCCGCCCTGAAAAAAGCCGGTTGGCATGTCATCAGGATTAACGGAGAACAGTTCAGAAAGAACTCTACGCTGGCCGAAGCCGTTTCTGACCTCTCGCTGCAGGTTGAACAATTAGCTGAGGAAACTTTTCTTAATCAGAATTTCTCGGGAGGCAGACATGTATAGACTGAACTGCTCCCTCCAATCCTATGCGCATAAGACCATACATAAGAAAATCAACTTTATTGGCTTATGCGCACATAACGCCATAAATCCCAAAGTGGCCTGTATGGCCTTGTTCGCGCATAACGGCATACGGCGCAATTTTAATATGCAGCCCGGGAACGAAAAAGGAGCAGCAGGAGCCGCTCCGGATGTTCAGGCCAAGGATGCTGTCACAGTCTTTCAAGAGCATCCTCGAGCTGGCCATCGACAAGATGGGTGTAAATCTGGGTCGTTGAAATATCCCGGTGCCCCAGCGCCCTCTGCACCACAAGCAGGTCACTGGTGGCTCCGTAAAGGTGAGTTGCAAACGTATGCCGCAGACCATGCGGAGTCAGGTTCTTTTCAATACCGGCCTTCCTCAGCCACAAGGCTATTCGATTGGCTATCTGCCGCTGGCAAAGACGTGTTCCTCTATTCGACAGAAACAGTGCGCTGCATGGCGCTGTGCTTTGCCGGGAGCGTTCTTTCAAATATCTTTTCAGCAGGATGCGGAGGTCGGTTTTTATGAATTTGACCTGCACCACATTCCCTTTGGCTCTGACTCTCAGATGCTTTGCATCGAGGTCGATATCGTCCGTGTCCAGCGCTTCAAGCTCACCGATACGGATGCCGGTGCCGAGCAGGACTTCGATCATGACTCGGTCCCGCATTCCGGCAAAGCCCGTGCGGCCTTTTACCTCTTTCAGCAATGCCTTCTTTTCTGAAGCCGTAAGAAATATCGGTGGCTTCTGCGCCAGTCTTTTCATACGAACCGACCGGGCCGGGTTATCAGATGTAAGCCCGGCATCGGTTGTCCATGTGAAGAATGAGCGGACCGCCGCCTTCAGCCGATGCACCGATGCCGGTGATCGTGCTCCCGAGTCTGTGGTCAAAACCTCTGGCGAGGATAAAGCTCGGTCAAGTAGACCGGGTGTCACATCTTGGCAGCAGAGTCCGGGCTGGAAGGATTCGGCCACACAGGCCACCAGTCGCAGATCCCGCCGGTATGCGGTCACCGTCCCTGCTGCTTTGTTTTCAGCCGACAGGTGGGTACAGAACCGCTCTATGGCCACTTCCAGTCGATCACTGCTGTCCGGCATCGGTCACCTCCGTCTGCTTGCTGTGTCCCATCGGGATGCTCTTGGGCAGCGGGAGCTCATCGATAAGTCCGGTATCCTTGGCCCAGACCAGCATCATCCGGAACACGCGGATAGTCTTGGCAACGGTTCTTTCGGCCCGGGCATTGCCGTTTCCGAGCTTCAGCAGCGCATCGCATTTGAGGAACTTTCCAACCTGCGTGATACGCAGCTCCTGCAGTTTCTTGTCTTTGCCGAAGTATCCCTCGATGAGATCGAGGTCCTTCCGGTAGGTGTAGAGCGTCCGTTCCTTTTTGCCGTTCTCCCGAAGATGGTTGATGAAGGCGGCTGTGGTTTCATGAATGGTCATCTCTGTCATGGCATTGACTCCTTTGTTTGTGAAGCTGGTGGCTTACCCCAGAAACTCATCGATCTGCTGGAGCAGCTCTTCAACATGCCCGAGCGACCCGACGTGCGCCCAGTTGATATTCGATTGCCCGGCATCTGCGGCCAGCTTCTGCTGAATCCGCTGGATGTACTCGGCAATGTTGTCCTGGCGCTTTTTGTAGGCCGTTTTGGCGTCGTCGCTGTTTTTTACCTGTTTCATGGGGCGTCTCCTGCTTCGGTTTATGGTTCTGCGGGACCGTCCCGCGTCATGTCCAATGACGCTTATATCCCCTTGGAAATCAAGTGTTTGCAGAGATGTTTCTGCATTAATTCAACAACCCTAAAACAAAGGAGCGCAACATGTTAAAGAAAGCACTCGAATGGGTAATCCCATTGACGTTGGCCGGTATGGTTGCTGGCTGCGCCACGTACAGGCCGCCTGAGCAGATTCAGTCGGCAACATCCACCCTGAACCGCTACACCCCGGAATATGTCCGGGAGGCAAACAAGGCTCTGGTCGAATCCAATCATCCGGATGCGGAACGTCTGGTCGGAATCGGCCTGCGTCTGCAGAAAGCCATTGATTCACTGGATAGCTGGGCGAACACAATCCCGGAGGACAGTGAACAATGAAACAAATACTCGAACAAAACAGCGATGCGATCCGGGAGGCCGGACAGGCGCTGGTCGATATCGGCTCTGAGCTGGCGGCCGGGCGCATAGACGACGCATTCGAACGTATGGAAGCCGCCCGGCAGAAATACGTGGAATGGCAGGAACTCGATCAGGCCATTCTGGATATCGAGGAGGCTGTCAGTAACAGAACGAACACATTGGCGGTCCAGCAGATCCTCACAGAGCTGATCTCATCGGTTCTTGGGATTGCCATCCGCAAAGGAATGCATTGATGGGTGTCTCTGATAAGGAGCGCAGGCTGGCCGCAACACTCCGTGACCCGGTTTTGTGGGGACAAGCATATCTCTACAACCGGGACGGTTCGGCACGGTCGTATTGGGACCATCAGAAGGAAGATCTCCGCTGCTCCCATAAAAACATCATCCACCTCGATGGCCGTGACGTTGGCAAGTCGATCGTGCTTTCAACGGATGCACTGCACTATGCCTTCACGACTCGCGGCGGAAAAGGATTGATTGCCGCTCCTCATCAGGGACATCTCGACACCGTAATCGAAGAAATCGAGTACCAGCTGGATCACAATGAAGATTTGATGAACAGCATTGCCATCTCGAAATACGGCAAACCCAAAATCACCCGGAAGCCATACTTCCGACTGGAGTTTACCAATGGCTCCGTGATCTATTTCCGTCCAGCCGGTGCGTATGGGGATGCATTTCGCTCGCTTCATGTTGACCGGGTTTGGGTGGATGAAGGCGCATGGCTTTCCGAGCGTGCATGGAAGGCGCTCAGACAATGCCTGAAAACAGGCGGCCGTCTGAAAATCTATTCCACGCCCAACGGCCTGCGAAACACCACCTACTATCGACTGACCCTGTCGGAGCAGTTCAAAGTGTTCCGCTGGGCTTCATGGCTCAATCCGTTCTGGACCGCTGAACGTGAGTCGGAGCTGCTGGAGTTTTATGGCGGCAAAGACACCTCAGGCTGGCAGCATGAGGTTGCCGGGGAACACGGAAAGCCTTCCTACGGGACGTTCAACGTGGAGCAATTCAATCTCTGCCGACAAGAATTGCTGGAATATCAGAAGGTCACCATTACCGATAGCGAGCTGCGCGATTGTGAAACGGAGGAAGCCGCCTATGACCGGCTTGAACTACTGCTCAACCTCACGCCCCGAACTGGACTGTTCTGGATTGGCGGTGACCTTGGATATACAAACGACCCGACTGAGCTGGTTATCTTTCAGGAAGCCGAGGTGGGTGATCGCAGCATCCTGAAACTGGTGCTGCGCCTTCACATGGAGCATGTATCGTATCCGCATATTGCTCAGACCATCGCACTGCTCGAACGCTATTTCACTCCGGCTGGAATCGGCGTGGACAATGGCGGTAACGGTCTGGCCGTTGTGCAGGAGCTTTTGACCCTCGACAAATACAAAGAGCTGGAACTTGAAGGCAGATTGAAAGGCTTTGACTTCGGCGGCATGACCCGGCTCACAGTCCGCGATGGCAAGGAAATAAAAAAGCGGACAAAGGAACTGATGACCAGCCTGATCAATGGTGCCCTCCAGCGCAAACAGATCATCTTCCCGTCAGACGATCTGGAAATTGAAGACCAGTTCACCACCCAGACCTACACCCTGCGGGACGGTAAGATTATCTACTCCAAAGGGAATGACCACATCATCGACGCGGTCCGCTGTGCCATGCTCATTCGGGAGCAAGGCAGCCTCGACCTTGCCGGTGAAGAGACCGTTTGGCTCAAGCCTGTTCTGACAGAGCCGGTCTTTTTTTGATATTTCAAGAATTTACCTTGATGTTTTGCCGATAATCAGACATATTCTTACCAGATGTTTATATGTGTGGATTATTTGTCTGGAGACGCAAATGAAAACAGACCCGGTTAAAATATTTCGTAAATGCGGCGGTCAGCTTCGCATGAGCGAGGCGATTGAACACGGCATTACCCGTTACATGCTCTATTCACTTCGAGACAAAGGGATAATTGAGCAAATCAGTAGAGGCGTATATCGGCTGGTTGAACTGCCTCCTGTCAGTAATCCTGATCTGGTTACTGTTGCCCTGCGATATCCCAACGCCGTCGTCTGTCTAATCTCTGCACTCTCGTTTCATGAAATTACCACACAAATACCACATGAGGTTTCAATAGCCATCCCCCGGGACTCCCATCCGCCATCACTCGAATATCCGCCTCTTCTTGTTCACCGGTTCACAGATCAGGCTTATCAAGCTGGCATTGAGGAACATCAAATTGATGGTGTTACCGTAAAAGTGTACTGCCCGGAAAAGACACTCGCTGACTGTTTCAAGTTCCGGAATAAAATTGGGATGGATGTCGTCCTTGAGGCACTGAAGCTTTACAAGGGAAGGAAGAAATTTGACCATAGAAAGATTCTGGAATATTCCAAGATTTGTAGGGTCGACAAAATAGTGCGCCCTTATCTGGAGGCAAGTATATGAAATCGCCCCAGAACGTTTCCGCCTCGGTAAGACAACGGCTCCTCAACCGGTCGAAAGCTGATAATCGTTCATTCAATGAGCTGCTTCAGTATTATGCCATGGAGCGGTTCTTATACCGTCTGTCTCTGTCAGACCACGCCCAGCATTACATCCTCAAAGAAGCGCTTATGCTCCGGGCTTGGAACTCTCCAGAGTTCAGGCCGACCATGGATATTGATATGCTGGGAAGGACTGGAAACGAAGAGGAAAATATCACAGAGCAGATCCGGGATATCCTTGCTGTGGAAATTAAGCCTGACGGCCTGAGCTTTGATTCCGATTCCATTCAGACGGAGCGAATCACCGAAGATGCCGACTATGAAGGAATCCGAGTGAGGTTTCGCGGTGCTCTGGGCACTGCCAGAATCAGCATGCAGATAGATATTGGATTTGGAGACATCGTTTATCCGGGACCTGAGAAAGCAGAACTACCTTGCATGTTGGATTCTCCGGCACCATCGCTTCTTTGCTACAGCCGGGAAAGCGCCATTGCCGAGAAATTTGAGGCAATGATAAAGCTTGGACAATTGAATAGCCGCATGAAGGATTTTTATGACATCTGGCTTTTGTCTCGTCAGTTTGAGTTTGAATTAAGCAGTCTTGCTGAGGCTGTAAGACTTACCTTCAAGCAACGCGGGACGGAATTGAATGAGCCTATCGATGCCTTTTCAGCAGATTTTATTTCATCACGCCAACCGATGTGGGCAGCCTTCCGTAAACGATTAAAGCAAGATCATGTTCCTGAATCCTTCCAAGAGATGGCGACTGAGGTCGAGCTGTTTCTGGAGCCGGTAATCAAAGGTGTATCCGAACATATCACTTGGAAACCGGCTGGCCCATGGTCATAATCAATTTTGCAAAACCTCTGCACTTGTGAATAAGTGAAGAGGTTTTGTCTTTTTTGACTATGTGTATATCACTCTCCCCAATGTTACAAATTTAAGAAGATTGTTCACCATCTTCTTGGATTTACAACAACCACCCACCGCCTTTCCGACGTTTTCCCTCTCTCTCCGGTAAGTAACCCCAGTGTTGCCGCGATCGCCCCACAGCGGGGAGATGTGCGGCCGTTAAACCGGAAACAACCCGAGAGGATTACGTGGATACAAACGCCCAGCCAGATACCGAGCAGCCTGACAACGAATCCAATGGATACGCCATTGTGCCCATGGCCGCAGCGGCAGCCCTCGACGCATCTGCATTCAGTAAAGTAAACGCGTCGGACGCGGTTCCGGCCACATGGGAAGAGCGAGCCAGAAAGGCTTGGGAATACTATGTCGAAGAGCCGTTGGTAAAAAACTGTGTCAATTCATGGCGAACCTTTGCGGTCGGGGATGAAATCAAAATTACCAGCGATGACGAGACGCTGAAAGATGATGCGGTCAACACCGCATGGCGACTCGATGTATCGGAGTTCATAAAGGACATGATCCTTCAGCTGCTGGTCAAAGGTGATGCCGTCGGCTTCAAGCGATATGCAACTTCCGGTCAGGACATCGAGGAAGTGGTATGCGTCAATCCGGTTTCGGTGAAGGTGAAATATGCCCAAGGCGAGCTTATCGAAGCCAAGCAATATGCCGAAGATTCAGGCTCCGCCAGCGACCCCATCGACCTTCCGGTAGATCAGGTCATCCACTTGAAATGGGATGCCCCGGGCTTTTCACCACGAGGCAACTCACTGGTTCTGCCCGCGTTTCAGGCCATTGAACTGCTGCGTGACTACCGCCGCGCCGAACAGGCTATTGCCAAGCGTTGGGCCACGCCGTTCCGCTTGCTCAAAGTGGGCGGAGCCTTCGGACAGAAGATGGTAATGCCGGACCAGCGAATGCTGGAACAGGTCCGCGACATGGTCAACAAGATGGATATGAAAAGCGGCCTTGTGGTCCCGTTTTATGTGAATGTGGAAACTCACGGCACCGATGGTCAGGTCCTCAACGTCGAGGACAAGGTCAAGGAGGTCAAGGAAGACATCGTGGTGGCTCTCGGCCTTTCCCGTTCCTTGGTGACCGGAGACGGTCCCAACTTTGCCACGGCCTCTGTGAGCATGCAGAAGATGATGGTCATGATCAGGGAGATCAAACAGGCCGCCCGCAAACTGCTCGACTGGGTCTTCGATGACTGGATGGAACTGAAAGGCCACGCCGACAAATCCCTGCAATTCATCTTCAATGACCTCGACCCAAGTGATGCCGTCGACTTCAAGAAGCTGCTCATCGAGCTCTATGACCGCAAACTGATCAGCCGTTCCAGCCTGCAGCTCAAGATGGATCTGGACCCGGATATCGAAGCTGCCAACCGCGAGACCGAACGTAAGAACATCGACCTGATGGATGAAAAACAGGTAAAGCCGGTTGTCGATATGGTGGTGTCTGGAATCATGAGTGTGCCCAGCGCCAGAAAGATGCTCGGCATTCCCGCTGATGGTAATGATCTCGATACCGAGGCTCACCATCACTATTCCGAGGAGCTGGAAGCAACGGCGGCAACTTCCTTGTGTGATGAATGCAGCCACTTCAATCCCGATTCCAACCGTTGCCGGGTACACAACAGCGAGCGCACCTTCGACTCCCCGGCCTGTCGATTCATTGACCGCCGGGAATCCTGATCATGCCATCCGACCTTAAAGAACGCATTCAGGCGGCTACGCTCAAAAGCCTGAAATCCCGTAACCGCTACAACGACTCCATTACCGCCCAACTGACTCAGTCCCTCAACAAGGCTGAACAGGAAGTGGCTCAAGCCATTTTGAAATACCGCAGTCTGGGATCTCTGCCAGACAACAAGCTGGCTGCGTTGAAAGGTCTGGAAAAGCTGCAGGGCGAACTGGACGATGTTTTGTGCCAGTTGAAGCGGGATCAGATGCTTATTTTCCGCAAGAGCACCAAGGACGCCTTCAAGGGCGGCATCGCTCAGGGCATTACCGAACTGACATCCGCGTCACTACCTTTCTATGTCGACCTGAAGCCTGATGGCATCGATAAACTTGCCACCAAAGTGTTCACCATCGTCGACACCAATGCCCTCGACTTCATGACGCAGTACAACCTCACGCTGGCCGGTGACGTAAATCGGGAACTGGCCGACGGCATAAAGCGCGTCATCATGCAGGGAATAATAGAAGGAAAAGGTACGGATGAAATTGTCCGGGACCTCGGACGGGTTGTCATCTACAAAGACTCCTTCAAGCAGGCCGGAACAAAAGTCTTCAGTAAGGCGCAGTACCGTATGGAAATGATCGCCCGGACCGAAATGTTACGGGCGCACAACATGGGGCGAATCAAGTTCCTCCAGCATGTCGGAATTGAGAAGCTGGAGTGGATGACCATGGGTGACGAGCGAACCTGTCCGGTATGTGGGCCTCTCAATGGTAAAACCTTCCCAATTGATAAATTCCCCGGGCAACCGGCACATCCATTTTGCAGATGCACCAACCTTCCTGTGTTGAGTGAGATCAAACTGAAAAATATTTGAGACGCCATTCCGACACTTTTCAAAGCCTTCCGGTAAGTAATCCCTGTCTGCAGTGCCCTGTGTTCACAGCACAGCGGCACAGGCAGGGCTGAAACCTCCCGCTCGCCCCGTGCGATCGGGGCAAATAACAGTGATTGAACCGGAGAATTTGATGGAAATGTTTGCCACTGACCTGGAAAGGCTGGCGTTCCTCCTTGAGGCAGATGCGGCACTCGCTATCGATCCCGACGAACTCGGGACCGATGCGGCCGAACAGAAGGCTCCTGAACAGGCACAGCCTGATTTATTGGGTAGCGCCTCGGATGAGCCGAACGCTTCTGCCGCTTCCAAGGCCGAAAAAGATATGCCCGCCGGGGCTCCCGGTCCCCCGGAGAAACGCCCCAAGTACATCACCAATTACATCGGCAGCAAACAGAAACTGGTCGACTGGATCTGGCGTAACACCCCGGACGGAGTTTCCTCTGTTCTGGATGCCTTTTCCGGCTCGGCCGTTGTTGCTTACATGTACAAATCCAAAGGGCTGCGAGTTTTTGCCAATGACCGTCTTCGTTACAGTCACCACGCAACCAGAGCCATTATCGAAAACAGTTCGACGAGGCTGTCCGAGGCAGAGATCGAAAAGCTGCTGGCGGACAATCCCAAGGCCAAGACCTTTGTTCAGGACAATTTCAAAGGGATTTTCTTTGCCAAAGGCGTTCACGCGCTCATCGACTCGTTGAGAGCCAATTGCGACGATCTGTCCGGATACAAAAAGGACATCGCGCTGTTTGCTCTCGGTAAAACCTGCATGAGTGGCAAAGGCGGATTCGGTCACTTTTCGTCTTCCACCGATTACGGCAAGCGTCAGGACACCCCTGATGAATTCAAAAAACGTCTGAAAGCGAATATCGAGCGGATCAACGCCCTGATATTCGATAACGGCAAGGAAAACAAAGCCTATCGCGGGGATGTTAACGAGATCCTTCCCAAGGTGAAGGCTGACCTCGCTTACTTTGATCCGCCGTATGCCACCGAGTTTTCGACCACCAATTACGAAAAAGCCTATCACTTTGTCGAAGGGCTGATGACGTATTGGGATGGCCTGACCATTAAGGCGGATACCAAGGTCAAAAACTATGAGACCAGCCATGTAACCGTCACCAAGGGCAATGCCTCCGACTTCTTTCAGGAGTTTCTCGGCAACGCCACCCATATCCCGCACTGGCTTATTTCATACCGCGACCATGCCTACCCAAACGAACAGCAGATGAAAAAGATCATCGGCGGTCTGGGGCGTCAGAGCCGGATGAAAACCAAGGACCATAAATACTCGATCACCTCCAAGCATGGCGAGGCGTCCAGCGCCAAGGAGCGCCTTTTTGTTTGCCTGAAAGGTAATCAATCTCATGCGGATACCGAGCAGGTGACAAAGCCTGTTCCGATGGCTGCCGCAGCCAATATCCATACCTCCATCCCGGTGGAACTCTGCCTCGATGAAAATGCGGGGCTCAACGCCGAAGCGATGAGCGGAGGTCTGCCGGGTGATCCTCAGTTTACTTTCATCCTCTGCCGAACCGGCACCAATCGGAATGGTGACCATTTCACCGCTGAAGAGCTGGCCACGAGGCACATGACCGTCATCAACAAGAAAGTCGACCTTCAGCATTCGCAGGAGTTCGGCGACATCGTCGGCGGGATTGTGGCGGCAGACTATCTGGAGGATGAAATCGGTGGCCGGGTCGAATGCGTGGGTGAACTCTACACCGGTGATACGCCCAATGCCCAGCTGGCCTACAAGCTCATGAAGCGAGGCATCATCACGCAGGTATCTATGGAGTGTGACTACGAAGAAGGTGAATGCTCCGTCTGCCACAAACGCTTCAAGAGCAAAGCCGATTACTGCACACACCTCAGAAAATTTAAGGGCCGTGAACTCGATGGGAAACCCGTCTTCGAGATTCTTCACGGCGTGACTTTTACGGGCCTGGGCCTGCTGAACCGCAAAGGGGCTGATGAAAATGCCCGCATTCTGCAGGTGGCGTCGGTTCAGGAACCATCTGTTGAACACCAACCCAAAGGAGATCCAACTATGGACGAAAAAACCAAGAAACCAGATGAGTCGTCCGCCGACGCCGCTAAGAAAAAACAGGAACGGCAGGAAGACAATCCGGCTCCCGGAGGCGAGCTGGAAAAGGAAAACCGCCAGCTGAAAGCTCAGGTGGCCGAACTTCAGAAACGCATTCAGGAACTGGAAGCCGAACAGAAGGCTGCCGCTTCGAAAGCCCGCGCCCACAAGCTGATTTCAAAGCTCGAAAAGCAAGGCATGGATTTCGGCGAAGACCGCGACACGGAACTCAAGCGTCTGGCGGAATTGTCGGATGACGCTTTTGCCGCCACCGAGGCTGCCTATGAAAAGATGGCCAAAAGCTCCAAGGCGGATGCCAAGGCTCAGCCGGAACCGGAAAAAGAGCCTGAAAAACAGAAGTCCAAAGCATCGAGCGAAGTCCCCATGCGCAGTTCCGCCGGAGTGAGACCGCACGATGTGGATGACCGCAAGCTCTCCCTCGAGGATCGCCTGCGCAGCGGCTTCATGGCTGCCTACAACAACCGTGTCGGTAACGAATCGAACGAAACCGTGGAAATCAACTAACAAGGAGAAGAGCTATGTCTTTTATCAATCCATGTCACAGGGGCCTCGCTTACGGTGACGGCTATATGCAGGGCGATGGTCAGCTTGGCCATCTGGTGAGTCTGGCAGGAAACGATCTGTTTTCAGTCAACACCGATCCGGAGGTCCGTTCTTTCGGCATCCTGATCAAGGATTACGCAGGCGGTGAAATGCCCGGCATTTACTGCAACGGCGGTGTGTACGAAACGGATGTCTTCGAAGGGACAATCAATCCCGGAGACGACCTGAAGGTATCGGCCACCGGCAAGTTGACCGGCGGAAATATCGGGAATGACGAGTTTGTCATCGCTCAGGCCATTTCCGTCCAGAGCGGCGTTTTGAAATTCAAACTGCTTATTTAACCACAGGAGCTGTACACATGAAGAACAACCCAATGAACATTCACAGCCAGGAATACATGGAGACCATGGCAAGGCTCATGAGTGAAGCTCTTGAGTCCCCGGAAGGGATGCAGGCGTTGGCTGCTGCAATTGCCGCTCCGATCGAACAGGAGATCCGGCGCAAGGAAATCTCTTCGCTGCTGCTCACCAAACACACGCTGCCCAAGGGTGAACGTCCGCTTTACCAGAAAAAGCCGACCGTCAAAGCCCACTGGATCAGCAAGGACGGTGAAGCGCAGGAACAGGAGATCGGCAAGGATGAAGTCGAGTTTCCGACCAACCGCATCCACTCCAATCCGATGGTGGATATTTCCGTCCTCAAGAACGGCAATATCGGCACGTTGATGGATATCCAGACCAGCGCTTCGGATGCCATTCGAAAAGAGATGGACCGCAGAACCATCTCTGTGTTGTCGGCTGCGGTTCCGACCGCCAATACCGTTGAAGTGGCTGGGAACACGCTGACCGAGGAAGCCTTGAACGAGGCGATCTCCATCATCGAAGACCTCGAGTTGTCGGTGAAGTATATCGTCATGCGTGGCCGCCGCTTCAATGATCTGCGCGGCTGGGATCTCGATCCTCAGACCAAGCTGGAGCTGCGTCAGAAAGGCGTGGTCAAAAACTACGGCACCGGCGGCATTCTGCTGACGGCATCCATGCCCCTCGATGAAATCCTGATCATTCCGGATGAAGAAGTGGGGAAAATGCCGGTCCGTGAGAAGCTCAAAGCCGAATCCATCGACCAGAAGACCCGCTTCAAAACTGGCTGGCTGGTCTGGTCCGAAATCGGTCAGGGCATTACCTGCCCGGACGTTCTGGCCCGAGTGAAACTTGGTGTTTAATGCCGAAGGAGGAATCATGTTGACGATAAAAAATGTCCGTCCCGGCATTCTCATCATCCCGGATGCCGGGCTGAAGTTGTTTCCCGGAGAGGTTGCGCCTGTTGAAGAACAGACAGACCAGATCAAACACTGCCTTCAAACCGGAGTGGTGATTCAGGTCGACAAGGAGAAAGCAGGTAATGCTTCCTCGCAGGGCAATCAGGATCAGGATGATGATTTGAGCAAGCTCAACGCGACCGATGCCATTTCCAAGGTCAATGAAGAAGCCGACCCGGCCAAACTCAAAGGCTATATGGAAGGTGAAAAACGCAGAACCGTGATCGACGCGTTGAAGAACCGTCTTGCGGAGGTTGACGTTGACGCTTCCTGAGCTCATAGCCGACCTGCGCATTGACCTGTCCGATCCGGATGCGTCTCTCTTTGTGGATTCAACACTGGAGAGATGCGTCCGGAAGGCTGTTTTTAAGCTGTCCCGTGATGCGGAGATTACGCTGACCATCGAGGGAGAGCAGATTCTGCCGGACGTCAGCGGTGAACTCAGAGAGCTGCTTCTGCTGCTCGGGCAGATACATGCCTGTCAGGTGATGCGCTCCGCCACCGCCAATGCCTTCTCGTTTTCCAGCGGCGACAAACGGGTCGACAAATCCAAGCAGCCTGAGCATTGGGCCAAGCTTGAAGTGGATCTGCTGGATGAATATCGCAAGAGACTCGCCGCATTGAAGCCGGGAACCGAGGTCAACGAGGATGGCTATATCATTACTCCCGGCGGTCTTAAGCCGGTTATTTACGAACAGGGAATCTGCCTTGAAGAGGACTGCTGATGCTTTTGACAGATCGGGAAAAAGAACAGGCCGTGAAGGATGTCAGGGAACTGATTGTCTCCTCCGGCATCACCGCCACGGTGCTGCGCATTGTTCCCGGTGAAAATCTGTACGGCAGCGACGATCAGGAATATAGCCCAGTCGGCGCGATCCCCGTTGAAATAGTCCACACACCTCCGGAAGACCTCGCCGGAAAAATCGATGCCACCGTATCCGTTCTGCCGGAAGCTGACGTGCTCCCGGAGGACAGGCTCCAGATAGAGACAGTCACATACAGAATACAGACACTCGAAGAAGAACACTTCTTTGGAGTCATTACCCACCAATCCATCAAGCTGGTGAAGATCCATGGGCGTTAAACGGACTGGTGACTGGAACAAGGCCAAAGCAAAGCTGAATGGCACCCTTGGTCCCCGGATCGCCATGGCCCTTCAGCAGGCGACCATCCGCAATGCCCTGTTTCTTGTTCGGGAGATTCAGCGTGGTATCCGCAATCAGGCTCCCGGCGGGCAGGCGTTTGCCAAGCTGGCTGACAGCACTATTGAACGTAAAGGCTCCAGCAAGGCGCTTATCGACACCGGATTTTTGATCAATTCCATCACCCAGAAAATCATGGCTGACAAAGCATTTGTCGGTCTGCTCCGGGGAACCGTCAGCAAGGACGGTGAAAGCATGGTGAATATCGGCGCTGTCATGGAATACGGAGCCACCATCAACCATCCGAACGGGGCTACCATTATCATTCCGGCCAGACCTTTCCTTCATCCCGTCATGCAGAAATACCGCAAAGAGATTGAGCAAAATTATCGCGCTGCCCTGAAAGGCATTCTCTGATCCGACACATCCGCAGCGCTTCCGGTAAGTAATCTGGCAGAAACAACCGGAGGCTACCGTGAGCACAATACGAACTGTTACAGAAACACTGATCAGGCAGGTCAAAGCCGACATCCATCCCGATGCCGTGCTGGTCCTGCCTGATGATGTTTTTGAAGTTCAGCGCACACCCAGCGTCATTCTGCAGGGGCCGCGAGTCAGCGAAAACAAACTGCGGCGAAGCCAAAGCCGCCTGATTGAAAAGGACGTGGATGCTCTGTCATTCGAAGAGTGTTCTTTTCCGCGTCTCTATCATCTCGACTTTGACCTGATTGTGACGGTGGACCGTGAGGTCGAGCTCCTTGAATTTCAGGAGTCGGTCTCCCGCTTTGCCCAGCGCAACCCCGTTTTGACCATTACGGATCAGGGCCTACTCAACCTGACGGAGATCGTTCCGCTGGGTGGGCTGAACCGGGTCAACCTTTCCAATCTGAAGCAAAGCTCCGGACGCATCCGCATTGAAGACTGTCCTGTTTACGATGGCGAAATCAAGAACGGCCATCTGATCAAGGACCGAACTTTCCAGTTTCACGGCAGCGTGAATGAAGAACGAACCTATGAACCCAAAGGAGATGAACAGTGATTGAAATCAGAAACCTTCAGTTTCAACCGCTCACCTTCAATCTGGCCGGAGACAGAACATTGCATCTCGGCCCGCGTGAGCGCACCTCGATTCCGCAAAAGGATATCTCACCAGAAATCACGCTTGCTGAAAAACGCGGCTTGGTGGGCCTTTCAAAACCGGAAGAAAAAAAGCCCTCCGTTTCAGATGAGACAGCTGAAACCACTGAACCCAAAACCACGAAACGGAGGAAATAACGATGCCAGCATATCTATCCCCCGGCATTTACACCCGGGAAACCGACTTCAGCTTTTATGTGAAGCAGATCTCCACCTCGGCGGCTGCCATGGTGGGTATCACCGAAAAAGGCCCGGTCAACAAGCCGGTGCTGGTAACGAGCTGGGAGCAGTTCATCAATAAATTCGGCTCCTACATCAATGAAGGATACCTGGCCTATGCGGCCAGAGCCTTTTTCGACAATGGCGGTTCGATCCTCTACGTCTGCCGCGTTGCCCACTATACCGATATCACCGATAAGAGCACGCTGACGGCTTTGAATTCCAACATGACCATTGCCGATCGCAATGCGACACCGGCACCGGCTCTTCAGGTCAATGCGGCCAACCCCGGAAAATGGGGCGACCGTATTGCCGTGACAGTCGAGGACGGCTCTTTGGACCCGGCCAATGCCTTCAATCTCATTGTCAAATACAAGGACAACATCGTCGAGGTATTCAAAGACCTATCCATGGATGAAGCTTCGGCCAGCCATGTGGAACTTATGGTCAATGAGGTTTCTGATTATATCACGGTCAGTGATTTGTCCCCGTCTACTGGGACTGCAAATGACAGGCCCGCACTTGGAAGTTATCCGCTAATTGGTGGCGACAACGGTCTTTCCGGTGTGACCGATTCAGATTATATCGGCGACCCGTCCCAGCATACCGGGCTCTATGCCTTCGATGAAATCGATGCATTGAATCTGCTGATGGTCCCCGGCGTTACAACCATTCCGGTCATCAATGCCGGAATCACCTATGCGGAAAACCGCAAGGACCTGTTATTCATTGCCGACACGCCGTTCATGCTTGAACCGCTGGAGGTCGTTGACTTCAGGAAGGGTCAGGGAACCTACACTCACGCGGCATTCAACTCGTCTTACGCGGCGCTCTATTACCCGTGGCTGGAAATCAGCGATCCCATCACCGCCCGCAAGAAATACATCCCACCCTGTGGCGCTGTAGCCGGGTGCTGCGCCCGAAGCGACCAGAAGACCTACGTCTGGTGGGCTCCCGCCGGAATCGATCGTGGCCGCATTTTCAACGCGGTGTCGGTCGCCTACAAGACCAGCCGTGGCGAACGCGATGTGCTCTATCCCGAAGGGGTCAATGTCATTGCCGTTTTCCCGGACACCGGCATCAACATCTGGGGCCAGAAGACTCTCCAGAGTCAGCCTTCAGCGGTGGACCGAATCAATGTCCGTCGTCTGATGATGTACATGGAGGAAGCCATCTCCGAGTCATCCCGTTTTGTGGTGTTCGAGCCCAACAATCCGCAGACATGGCGGGCGCTCGGCCGTCTGATCAATCCCTTCCTGCAGGACATCAAGGAGAAAGGCGGTCTCTATGACTACGCCTTCCAGTGTGATGAGGAAACCAACACTCCGGCGGTTATCGATCGCAATGAAATGATTGCCCGGGTGTTCGTCAAGCCGACCAAGACAGCAGAATTCATCGAACTGAATTTCATCCTGACCGGAACCGGCGCGGACTTCAGTGAAATCATTTAATCAGGAGATACAACCATGAGAAGTGGAAATATGCCCAAGAGCCTTTACCAGAACTGGCAGTTTGCCATCGAGGTGAACGGCTTTGACGTGGCTCTGTTTCACAAGGGACAGGAGCCGAAAACGGAATTCGAAGAAGTGGCCTTTGCGCCTGCTGGTTCCATGTTCGACCAGAAGGTGGCCGGACGCGTGAAGTTTGAGGACATCACCCTTGAAAAGGGAATCATTCAGGACGGCTCTGACGAGGCGGCCCGGGAATGGGTGAAAAAGCAGGTCGATGTCAATGCCGTGACCAGCGGTCTGCCTGCTGATTATCTGAAGGACATCGATGTGGTGCGTTATGACCGCAGCGGCAATGAAACCAGACGCTGGACGCTGCATGGCGCATGGATCAAGACCTTGGAATACGACGAGCTCGAAGGCGGCAATACCGAAAACACCATCGAGAAACTGACCATCTGCTACCAGTACTGGACCTGATAAACAAGGAGTGAAGCAATGTATACCTACGAATTACCCAGTGGCATCGAGATCGAACTCAAGGAGATGACCGGTGCCGAAGAAGAGCTCCTGACCAACCAACGCCTGATCCGCAATGGAGAGGCGATCAATCAGGTGCTCAGAAACTGTACCGTCCGCCTTGGCGAGAATGACAAGCCTGCGGTGAACGATATTCTCGATCTGCTCTCGGGCGACCGCCTTTTTGCATTGGTCAAGCTGCGCCAGATTTCCCTCGGAGACGAAGTGGAACTGGAATTGACGTGCCCCAATGCCTCGTGTCGCATGACCAACTATGTGACGGTCAATCTGGAGGATCTCAAAGTCACTCCTTACACCGAGGAGCGTGAGTTTGAATTCAAGCTGCCCGGCTCCAAGAAAGCGGTCCGTTTCGGCCTGCTTGATGGCCACAAAGAAAAGCGTCTGGCCGCCTTGCGCGAGCCGAACATTTCATCGGCCATGATGATTCGACTCATCGAGATTGATGGGAAGGCACCCAGCAAGAAATCTCTCGCTGAGATGTCCATGCGTGACCGCAGTGCCCTGCGACAGGAAATGGCCCGGGTGGATGCCGGTATCGATACAACGGTCGAAGTCGACTGCGATGGCTGCGGCACCCGGATCAGAACACGTCTCGAGGCCGAACCGGCTTTTTTATTTCCAGGAGTTCGCTTGTAAGCGACAGCTTCTTTCTCGCCTATGGCGGGCTCCACTGGAGTTATCAGGAAATCCGATCACTGCCGCTCAGGCTTCGACAGCAGTTTGTGGAAGCCTTGGAGCGGCAGATTGATTTTGAACGGGAGCAAATGGATAAGCGATGATGAATAACGACCTTGGACTGGGCATTGTCGTATCGATGAAGGATGCGTTCTCGCAGAACGCCCAGCGCATTGAAAGCTCGATGACAAGCCTTGACGGAACCGTCGCGGCCGCCAGTGAACGCATGACCAGAAATCTGGATCGTATCCAGAAAGGCACCATGATGGTTGGTGCCGGTCTTGCGCTCATGGCCGCGCCTGTTGCCTTGGTCGCATCCACCGCTGCCACTCAAAAAGCCCTCGGGGAGTTGGCTTCACTTGGAGTCAAGGATCTCGGAGCCATTGAAGATGCCGCCGAATCGTTTACCAACCAGTGGTCGGGAGCCAACAAGGCGGCTTTCATCACGGCCACTTACGATGTGAAGTCGGCCCTTTCCAACCTCAGCGATGAGGCCGTCGGTGTCTTCACCAACATGGCCGGTCTCACGGCCAAAGCCACCAAAGCGACCACACAGGAGATGGTCGGAACCTTCACCACGGCTTACGGCATATTCAAACCCATCATGGCGGATATGACCGACATGGAATGGGCCACCGCCTTTTCAGGAGCCATGGCCCAAACCGTGGCATCGTTCAAGACCAACGGAACCCAGATGGCCGATGCGATCAAAAACATCGGTGCGGTTGCTGCTGCCAACAACATTCCTCTGCAGGAACAGCTGGCGATCCTCGGTCAGTTGCAGACCACCATGCCGGGCTCAGAAGCGGGAACGCTCTACAAGGCATTCATTATGAAAGCGGCCGAGGCCGGTGATCAGCTCGGGCTCTCGTTCACCGATACAACCGGCCGTCTCAAAGGCGTTATTCCCATTTTGCAGGAGATCAAACAACAGTTACCGGATTTGTCGCAGGCTGCAGCTCAAGTCAAACTAAAGAAAGCCTTTGGTTCCGATGAAGCGGTCAAGTTCCTCCTGCAAATGGCGGCCGGAACGGAATCACTGGAGAGCAATATCAAATCGGTCGGCGCAGCCATGAAAACGGGAACGGCCGTAACCAACCAGATGGCCAGTGCTATGAATCAGGATATCGGAGCCCGTTTCGGATTGATCCGTCAGCAGATGTCCAACCTGACCGAAATACTGGGCCGCACACTATTACCGGTCGTCACTCCGGTGATGAACGGTATCTCCCGTTTCATTCTGTTCCTGCAGAAACTGGCCAAATCCATGCCCGGAGTCACCCGGGTAGTTTTGACGCTCTCCATGGCGCTTGGAGCGGTGCTGGTCGTTGCCGGAGCGGTCACTTCGGCCGTCGGACTGGTCGGACTCATGCTTCCGGCAATCAAGGCCGGGTTTGTCGCCATCAGCGCAGCGGCCGCAGGTGTCGGCTCTGCCATTGCCACTTACTTTCTGCCGGTCACCGCCGCCATTGCCGGTGTGGTTCTGGCGGTCTATCTGCTGAAACGGGCATGGGAGACAAACTTCGGAGGAATCCGGGATGTGGTGCTCGGGACGTGGAACAAGATCAAACTGGTCTTCGAGGGCGTGAAGACGCTCATTTCATCTTTGAGCGGCTCCACCGGCCAGATGTCAGCCGAGCTTGCCAACCGGCTCAAGTCAGCCGGGCTCCTCGGTTTTGTCGTGACCGTCTTCAAGGTCTATTACCGGGTGCGGGAATACCTGTCCGGGATGTGGGAAGCCTTCTCACATGCCTTCGGTCGAATCCGGTCCATTCTCGAACCAGCCGTAAAGGCAATGATTTCAGCCTATGCGACCCTCTACAAAGCCATCTTCTCGGTGGTGGAAATATTCGGTGTTTCGGCCAATTCAGTGGACGGATCGGCGTGGCGACAGTTCGGTTCCGTGGTCGGAACGGTTGCCGGTGTTCTGCTGCAGGGCTTGGCCTATGCACTGCGCATCGTGGTCTGGAATATCACGATGGTTGTCAAAGCGCTCGCCATTGTGGTGCGAAGCGTCGTCTGGGTCGGCAAGGTGATCGTCGGCTCACTGATCTATGCCACCAAGTTCATCTACAAATTTCTGCTTCCGGTGAGGCTGATTGCGCAGGCGTTTGTGGCCGCCGGGAAGATTATCTATTCCGTCTGGCAGATACTGACCGGTGATGTCTCCCTGCTGGATGGATTAAAGGCCATTGGCGGAGCGGTCTTTGATTTTCTGGCAACCCCGTTCAGGTGGGCTCGCGATGTCATCAGCGGCGTCTGGAACTTTATCACCTCGGTTTTTGACGGAATGGTGCGATTCTTTGTAGCGGCCGGTGAGCGTATCGTCAGCGTATTCATGAATCTGCCGATTGTCAGTACATTGCGGAATCTGTTTGCAACTGTGAGGAGTTTCTTCTCGGGCGACATGACCTTTTTCGAGGCCGGGAAAAAGATGCTCGTCACGCTGGGTGAAGGCATCTGGTCGGCGGTTACCTATCCATTCCGCATGCTGAAGAATGCGCTCGGCAAGCTGCGAAGCCTACTGCCGTTCTCCGATGCCAAGGAAGGTCCGCTATCGACCCTGACTGCATCAGGTAAAGCACTACTCACAACTCTGGCGGATGGAATGCTTTCCACATTGGCATTACCTGCAAAAGTGTTCTCCTTTGCGGCTCGTGGAGTTCTGTCTGCACTGTCTGGTGTCTGGAACGGGCTCAAATCAGCGGGCCAGACCGCGATGAATCTGCTTACTGCTCCCTTCAGAACGGCGGGCAATCTCTGGGGTTCACTGGTTGACGGTGCCGGAGCAATGGTTTCCAAAGCCGGTGGCATGATCAAAGGCGCGTTAAGCAATCTCATTCCCGAACTATCTTTGCCGGATTCATGGAGCGGCGTTTGGAATAAGCTGACTGCCGGTGCGACTGCGGTCAAACAGACGTTCACCGCCACCTTCAGCGGGCTGAAAAACATCATTGGCTCGGGGATCTCTGCGGTAGCTGAAAAAGGAACAGCACTCTGGAGCCAGGTTAAGTCCGGTGTGGGCGGCGTCATTCAATCGGTGAAACAGAAAGCCTCCGGACTGCTCAGTGGTGCGTGGACCGGTTTCAAGTCCTTGTTTTCCTCTTCATCGGCACCTGAAGCCAAAGCTGCTCCCAGATTGCAGACCGCTTCCGATAAACCTGCTGTTGTGCAGCAAAGCGCCGGTCGATTCGCTCTGATTCCGAGTCTCGATAAAAAGCTCATCCCGACGGTGTTTTCCGCCGTGCTTTTGCTTTCGCCGGCCATAGCTTCGGCAATGCCGGTCGTGAATGCAGGGCCAGCCGGAGCAGCCGACATTACACCGAAAATTCCGGTAAGTAAGCCTTATCAGTTCCCGGATGCCATTGCGGCTCCCTCGGTTCAGCCAGTGACCATTGCCGGGCAGATCGCCCCGTCGATGGGGATGATTCCAGCGTTGAGTATTCCGGCTGATGTCAGAGCTTCCGTGGATACGGTCGGGACCGGCATTTTGCAGGAGGTCAATGCCTCTTCGGTAATGCAGCCGGAACCGCATCCGCCTGAAAAGCTGGCAGCAGCAAGAACGAATCCGTTTGTCTCATCGTCAGCGGGTCAGCAGGAAGGTCCCGATATGGCCAGCCTTCTGGAGGCACTATTGAACAAGCTCGATGCGCTTTCGGAACGACCGGTGGAGGTCTCCGTGGCCACGCATATCGATGGACGTCAGGTGGCCGAGGCGGTCTACAAGGACCTCCGGGAACGAAAAATCAGAAACTATGAAACCCTGTGAGGCAACCGATGAAAAGAGTGTTTATTTGCAGCCCCTTTGCCGGGGATATTGAAAGAAACGTTGAAGTGGCCAAAAAGCTGTGCCGCATGGCCATGGACCAAGGCTATGCGCCATTCGTGCCACACCTGTTGTATCCCCGCTTTGTCGATGACCACGATCCGCAACAGCGTTCCGCCGGTATCGGCTGCGGACTCGCTTACATGGAGACCTGCTCTGAAATCTGGGCGTTTACCGGAAACGGCATCTCCAAAGGGATGCAGCAGGAGCTCTCCCATGCCAGAGAGATCGGCAAGACGATCGTTGAAATCCACGAGGTTGAATGATGGCTTGGGACCGGCAACCGATAAAAGGATATCTGGTCGATGCCGACACCGGCGAGCGACTGGAATTCCAGTACAACCCCAACAACATCAGCGATGAAAAATCGACCAGCTATGCCGCCATCAAGATTCCCGGCATGAGCCATCCTCGTTATCAGTATGTGGCCGGTGAACCACGCCGGATTGTTTTCAAGATCGAATTGTTCAAAGGACCGGTCAAACAAAAGGTCGACTGGTTGCGGTCTCTGCAATACCCGGAACACGCTGGCAGCATGCTCAAGAACGCGCCGCACCGGGTCATTCTCATTTTCGGTGATCTCTATCCGGGAGTTACCTGCATTGTCAGACAGGTGAAGGCCCGTTTTTTCGGTCTTTTCGATCAGACCAACCTCGCTCCACAGCGGGCCGAGGTGGATATATCCCTCGAAGAATACGTCGATCAATCGGTCAACTGGTCGGAGGTGCGCTCATGATCGACAAGGATTCCAGATACGCAAAGTGTCTCCGGTATAGAGACAGTGACGGTGACTCCCTTGGCATGCGCTTTCCGATCGATACATCCCCGAGATTCGATGACCGCTTTCATACCGTGACCGACGGTGACCGGCTGGATCTTCTGGCTCACAAGTATCTGGGAGAGGCAAAGCTCTGGTGGATCATCTGTGACTACAACGACATCTTCTTTCCCCTCGAACTGACCCCGGGCACGGTGCTTCGCATCCCTTCCATGGATCACGTCAGCATGCACATTCGCGACTGAGCTCCGACACTCCAGTGGCGCTTCCGGTATGTAAGCAGTGAACTGCGAACAGCCGGAGACGTGCATGGAACTCGATACATTCAAACCGACATTTCTGATTCAGATAGAGGGCAAATCGCTCTCCAAGGATATCACTCAGGAAATAACTTCATTTGTCTTTACCGACAATGAAGAGGAACTGGATGTGCTCGAGCTGTCCATCACCAACCGCAACCTGCAGTTTGTGGACGATCCGCTTTTTCAGGAAGGCAACGAGATCATTGCCCGGTTCGGTTATGTGGGCAATCTCTCACCCCGCAAGAAGGCGGTCATCAAGGATATCGATTACGATTTTCCTGAAAACGGCGACCCCACCATCCGTATCAAAGCCTATGACAAGGGCTTCAAGCTGGCCGGAAAAGAAAACCAGAAGGTCTGGCAGAAATCCGCGCCGGGCATTCTCTATTCTGAAATTGCCGAGCAGATCGCTTCGGCCAATGGCCTCAAGCCGGTCGTGACGGCCACCAAAGGCCATCATCTTCGGGTAACCCAGAGCAATCAGTCCGACGCTGTCTTCCTCAAGGAGCTGGCAACCAAAGCCCGTGACCGGGATGGTCAGGGTGTCAGCGGTTACTCCTTTTTCATTCAGGATGATGAGCTCCATTTCCATCCACGGGAGCTGGAACAGGCTCCGCTTTTGACGTTGGAATATTTCACCGACCGAAAAGGCGTTCTGCGTTCTTTCAGGCCATCGACCCAATCACAGGGAGCCAAAGGTGCCGGTGTCGAAACCAAATCAGTCGGTGTCGATCCCCGCAAAAAGGATGTGGTGGAGCACAAAGCCAACAACGACACGACTCCCGAACGGACTTCGCTGGGCAAGCAGACTTATCTGGTGGATGGCAACACAGGTGAAGGCAGCTTCAAAGAACAGGAGACCGGTCAGGTCGTTCCCGCTTATGAACGTTCCGAAGCCTTCCATGAAGAACCGGCACAGGAGCCTGCTCAGGATACAGCCGAAGGCAAATTCAGGGAGGCCGAACTCAAGCAGGTGGAAGCCACCGCCGTCACTATCGGCATTCCGTCTCTCCGTGCCAAAAAGAACCTCGAAGTGAAAGGTGTGGGTCGGAAATTTTCCGGCATTTACTACTGCCACTCGGTTCGCCACAGCATCGGCTCATCCGGCTATTCCTGTGAAATCAAACTTAAAAAGAACGCCCTTGGCAAAGGGGCTGGCGACAAGTCCGCCCAGACCAAGGGAAAACCAAACGATAAAGAAGCACCGGCAACCCCGCAGAATGAGCCACCGGCCATGGTGACCATCAACGCGGATTCCGGTGCTGTTTCTTAGGAGGAACCATGGGAGATCTGAGTAAAAATTTCAGCCGTTCCGAATTTGCCTGCAAAGGAACCAACTGCTGCGGGCATTCGGCTCCGGTGCATCCTGAACTGATATCAGCGCTTCAGGATCTGCGCGATCAATTGAACCTGCCGCTGAGTATAACCAGCGGCTTTCGCTGCAACCGGCACAATGAGTCTGTTGGCGGAGCAGCCCTGAGTTTTCACACCTTGGGAATGGCTGCCGATGTGGCCTGCCCGGATGGAATGACCGCTCAAGACCTGGCTCAAGCGGCGGAAGCCATAGCTGCCTTTCAACAAGGCGGCATCGGGATCTATCCGTCATGGGTCCATCTCGATGTCCGGACAACCGGGAAAGCGAGGTGGCGTAATGACTGAGTTTCAGAAAACCGTCACCGTTGGTTCGGGAATCGGGCTGAACGGGCCTTTGCAGTTTGAGCTGCTGCCCAATGGCCGCAGCGCCCGTCTGATCAAAGATTACAAGGTCAGGATTGCTGGCAGCCGCACCATTACCGTGCCTGCCGGATTTGAAACGGACTTTGCCTCTGTGCCGCGTCTGTTCTGGCGAATTGTGCCGCCATGGGGACGCTATTCACCGGCTGCCGTTGTGCATGATTTTCTCTATCACACCGGACTCGTGACCCGGGCAGTAGCTGACCGCATCTTTCTCGAGCTGATGACCAAGCTCGGTGTACCGGCATGGAAACGCCGACTGATGTATTGGGCCGTCCGCGTGGGTGGCTGGAAGGCTTGGAATGACAGTCGTCGGAGGGAAAGCAGCCATGCTTGAAACCTCCGACAAACAGACCGAAGAACGCTATCGCAATCGCTGGTACGGCAAGTACCGGGCTTTTGTCCGGGACAACAACGATCCTGAACGACTCGGAAGAGTCCGGCTCGAAATCCCCGCTGTGCTGGGTACGGGCCGTGAAAACTGGTCGGACTGGGCAGCTCCCTGTTTTCCGTATGGCGGCAATGATGATTGCGGCATGTTCCTTGTGCCTGAAGAAGGCGCTTCGGTCTGGGCCGAGTTTGAAGGTGGTATTGTTCAATATCCGATCTGGACCGGAGTCTGGCTCGCGGGAAGTAATCCCGGGGAACAGCCTGAGGAATCCAAGCGAACCTGCGGCAATGCCTTTTGTCATGACTGCGAGGACAAGCTGGAGCACCAGAGCAATCCCCACGACAATCTCGAACACCAGAAATACCACGGCCATCCGGAGTACTACTGCCCGCGTTTCAGGGTGCTGATGAAGACGGAAACCGGCCACACCATTTTAGCCGATGACCGTGACGGCGATGAACTGATGCGCCTGATCGACCGGGCCGGTCAGATTCTCACCATGGAAGCCAAGGTCAAACCGGAAATGCAGAGCGGCAATGCCCTCAGACGCGGCACCAAGGATGCCGAAAAAGGCGACCAACTGGATATTGCGTCACAGATCGTCGGATCGAAAGCCCGGGTCCAGCTCACCGACCTGTGCCGTCAACAGGTGCTGTTGGAGGCATGGCAGGACAAGGAAAAGATCCACATCCTCTCCTGTGACAAAGGCCGTTCCCGCTGGCAAAAGATTCTGATCGATACCACCAAAGGCCGGGAAAAAGTTCACATCTGGGGACTCAACGGCACGCAGGAAATCCTGATCGACTCCACCAAGGGCGCTGAACAGATCCGTCTGACCGACAAAGCCGGACAGGTGGTCAGGATGAACGCGGCTCCGGGAACGGAAAGCATCAGCGCAACCGACAAGGCGGGAAGCCTCATTTTCATGGATGGTGTCGTTGGCAACATCATCATCAAATCGACAAACCAAGTATTGATTAACACATAAGGGAACATTGCATGAGTGATTCAAATCAACCCGGGCTGACCGCATCCGAAGAGATGCTCGCCAGAACGTTCGACACATGGCGCAAGGAATTTCGAGGGATTCTGGAAAATCACCGCCGTGAAATTCAGGACCGACTGGAGAAGATCGAACGGGAAATCGAAAAGAAATCCGACAAAGAGAACGTCGAGGTGTTGGTTCGCGGCATCAATTCAGACCTGCACCGCCACGCCGAGGAGATTGACCGGCTTCACACCCGGGTCAGCGGTAAGGTGGGCACGGAGACCATGTGGAAAATTATCGGGCTGACACTGGGAGTCGGCACCGCTGTCGGCGGGCTGATCGGCTATCTGATCAATTTAACCTTGAGGCTTAAACCATGAGCGGACCACAGGCACGTCTCGGAGATGTCAGCAGCCACGGCGGTGTGATCATCACATCGGCCGTTCGAACCATGGTGAACGGCATTCCGGTGGCCCGCATGGGTGACCTGCACGTCTGTCCCATCCCCGGGCACGGCGTTACCCCCATAGTGACCGGAAGCATGACCACCATTACCGAAGGCAGCCCCAACGCCAGAATCGGCGACATTACTGCCTGTGGTGCGGTGATTGTAGCGGGCAGCCCGAACACCATAGACAACTGAGGAGCCTTGCATGCCGGAAGAATCAACCATACCGACACACCCATACTGGGACGTTTTTCCCAAGCTGATCCGCGTTTCGACCTCTGAATTTCCGCAAACCATTCCGCTGTCCATTCGGGGCTCCGTTGAATCACCGGTGTTTGAATCGTCCAACAGCGATGTCGCCGAGGTGGATGAATCGGGAAATGTGATCTGTGGTATGCAGCCCGGCGCTGCCCTTGTCATGGTCTGGCATTCAGATGATCGTTTGAGTGTTCGCCATGTTCAAGTTGAAGTGTATGGCACGCCAATGGGCGGAGGAGAAATGCCCTCATGACCGAGCAACTCGACATTCCGGCTTATTGGGAGATTTATCCTCAGAGCGTCCGACTCTCGCTATCCTATTTCGAGCAGCGCATCCCGCTCTCTGTTCGCGGCAGTGGGTTGAACCCGCAGTTCATGTCATCCAATCCGGCCGTGGCCTATGTGGATGACGAGGGTTTTCTGATTAGCGGAATGCAGATTGGCAACGCCATGATCATGGCCTGGGATTCCGATGCCCGGCAAAGCCTGCGTCATTTGAATGTCGAGGTCCGAGATCCCTCGTGGTTCGCCAACCATCCTGACTTCCTGCTCGATCTGGGCACCAATGTACATCTTGTCGGTTCTGTAGTGGATGCCCTCAATGCCCGGCCGCTTGCTGGCGTTTTGGTAACCATACGGCGCAGTGAGGAAGGACCGATCGTGTCGCAGCAGATCACCGATGCCTCCGGCCAGTATGAAATGGAGTTGTTTGAAGGGCTCTATGTCTACGAGGCGAGCACGCCCAACTATATCGATGCCCATGGCCTGCTGAACGTCCTCGAATCCGGAAGCTCTGGCCAGAACATTGTGCTCTCTCCGGAACTCAACGGACAGGTGGCCCGCATCGTTTTGCAGTGGGGACTCAATCCCCGGGATCTCGATTCTCATCTGCGCGGTCCACGCCCGGATGGCGGCACCTTTCATGTCTATTACTCAACGGATTATGTGCAGGATTGTGGCGAATTGGATGTGGATGACACCTCATCTTACGGGCCGGAAACCATCACCATGCATCGGCTGGTGGCCGGAACCTATCGCTACACTGTTCACGACTACACCAACCGCAACTCGAGCACCAGCACGGGGCTGGCCGGATCGGGCGCGACCGTGAAAGTGTTTTATTACGACGGCCGGGAATACACCTTCAATGTGCCCAACCAACCCGGCACCGTCTGGAATGTATTTGAAATCAACGGAACCACCGGAGCGATCACTGCCCTCAACCAGATGGAGTTTGAGTCGAATCCGGGCAACGTAGGAATTTAGGAGAACGCTCATGGTATCCATAGAAGAACCTCAGGCCGGAGCCGTGGTCGAACAGACCGATTCCGGTGAAAACCATTTCATCCTCAGAGATCTGGCACTGCAGCTTGCGGGGATCAAAACCGAAATCGCAGGCATGAAGACCATTATCGAAGCCTCTCACAATGCATCGGAAGCATTGAAACAGCAGGCACAGGAGGCGCTGGAAGCACACAAACAAAATACACAGGATTATATGGATCAGGTCACGACCGAGCCGCCCCCGGATTTCTATCCCTTTGTGTCGCTTCCCGAAGGGTGCCAAGTGAAAGACCTGCCGGACGGCAATCGTCTGTTTACGCTGTCTGACGGCATGATCCTCAAGACCAACGATGACCACACCATATCGGTCATTGTCGATGGCGAGCCGCATGCCGTTACTCCGGGACCGGCAACCTCTGTGGAGGTCAGTCCCGGCCGCATCTATGAACTGGTGCCAGAATGGATCGAAACCACGGTGGAACAGGCCGGAATAGAGGGGCTCCCGATCTCGGCCCAAGTGGATCAACTGACTGAGCATCGCTTCAGTATCGAGCTCGCTCCATACAGGTTGCTGCTTGACCAGCAGTCGAAAACGCTGACCGTCATCAATCCTTCCGGCAGCATCGATATCCTCGGCATTACCCGCATCGAAGGTGTCGGCGAGACCATCACCGTTCGCATTCTGGCCAATGGAGCCAAGGGTTTCTCCTGTGAAGAAAGTGGTCATGGCGGCCTGATCGAGAGCGGCGGCACTATACATCTGTCCATGAAAAGCGGCACCAGTTTGATTGTGCGCTTTTCGGATGACGGCTCAGGTGCAAATGGCGGTTCCACCGGCTGTCAGGGACTCTGCAACCTTGAATGCGAGGAGCGTGACCTATGAACTACGATTTTCTCGGTACAGGGCTGAAATTCCCCTTGAACTTTCAATCCATATCCGGCGGGGCCGAAGTCTCCACATCGACATCCCGGGAGCATGAACATATCCGGGAAAGCATCATTCAGATCCTTGGAATCCGTCCCGGTGAGCGGTTCATGAATCCGGAATTCGGCTCCAAGCTGAAAGACCTTGTGTTCGAACAGAACGATGAAGTGCTCAAAGGGCTCATCCGCCATCATGTCATCGATGCGATCCGCCGCTGGGAAAAACGGGTGGTAATCACGGACGTGTCCTTCGATGATTCCGCCCGCAATAAAGACCTCAATCAACTGCCGGTCATCATTTCCTATCGGGTCATCCAGACTCAGGTCGAAGGAAACCTCGTTTACCCGTTCTTCCGGGAACTTCCTTAGACCTCCGACACTTCCAGACTGCTTCCGGTAAGTAATCGGCGTGTGCGGAGTTTATCGCTCCGCTTTAAAAACGACGAACGAACCGGAGGCACAATGGGCCGCGCAAGCATTGAATATATCAACAAGGATTATGAATCGATCCGGCAGGAGCTGCTGGCTAAAGTGCCGCAGCTGACAGACCGCTGGACTGATTTCAATCACTCCGACCTCGGAGTCGTTCTACTGGAACTGTTCTGTGGTGTCGGTGACATGCTGGCCTATTACCTCGATGCGCAGGCTGCCGAGGCATTTCTGCCCACAGCCCGCCAGCGTCAGAACGTGATCAACCTCTGTAAGCTCATCGGCTATCAGCTGGATACGCCGGTCTCTTCTACGACCACCATTCGTTTTTCACTGGCCGCTCCGCTCGATGCTGATCTGCCTATTCCGGCGGGAACTCAGTGCCGGGCGCTGCTCGAGGATGGCAAGGCCGACTTTGAAACCGTGGAGGATGCCTTCATTCCCCGTGGTGAACTCTCGGTGGACATTTACGCCCGACAGGGAATCCGCAAATCCGAGGAGCTGGAGGCCACAGGAAAGCCGTGGCAACGTTTTCACTTGAGCGGTGTTTCCATCGCGCAGGCAACCATCCGTGTTCTTATCGATGATGATACTTGGAGTGAGGTCCGCCATTTTCAGGAAAGCGACGGCGACAGCCTTCACTTTATGGCCGACACGGATGCCTTGGATATTACCTCCATTCTTTTTGGTGACGGCCAAGCCGGAGCGGTTCCCGCCTCCGGAAAAACCATTTCCGTGAGCTGGCTCGAAAGCCTCGGAGCCAAGGGAAATATCGGACCGGGCCGCATCACGCAGCTTCTTTCAGCCGTCTATCACGACGGCGCTCAAATCCCGCTGACCATCTCCAATCCGGTGGCTGCCACAGGCGGCTCATCCCGGGAGACCATTCAACATGCCCGTAATCAGGCTCCGGCCGAACTGCGCAGTCTCTGGAAGGCAGTAACCCTTCAGGACTACAAGGCGCTTGCCGAGGGCTATCCCGGCATCGCCAAGGCCAAGGTGCTCGATACCAACGACTGCCAGAACATCCGTTATTACAACGTCCATCTGGCCATCGCTCCCAATGGCGGCGGCATGCCGTCAGGGCTTCTCAAGCGTGATCTGGCTGAATATCTGGAACGTCGCAAGGTGATCACCGTGGAGGTGAAACTGTTCGACCCGGTATACCGGTCCATCCATATCGATTGTGAAGTCCATGCATGGCCGGGCGAAGCTCTCGAAAATGTGCGCAGTCGAATCGAATCGTCACTGGCGGATTTCTTTGCTTTCGATCAGGTGAGCTTTGGGCAGACCATCCATTCTTCCGATCTCATTGCCCTGATCGATGGTGTTCGGGGAGTCAGTCACATTCACCTTTATACACCCCAGCTGGACGAGGAACTCGGGCGTGGTGAAATACCGGTTCTCGGCTCGGTCAATCTCGATATGCGGAGGGCCGAATAGTGGCGGACTGGTTCCAGAACAATCTCATCGACCTGCTGCCGCCGCTGTATGAGCACAAGGATGAAAGCGGCGACCTTCGCTCTCTGCTTTCACTCCCGGCAGGCACGCTGGATGAGATCAAGGAGGCCATCGACAGGTTTCCCGACATTTTTGACGTGGAGCGTTGTGACGAGCGGTTTCTGCCCTTGCTCGCGTATCTGGTCGGTCATCGCTATGACGGTACGGACACGCCGGAAAACCAGCGTCGTCTGATTCGTGAAGCTGTCGAAATCTATCGGCGCATAGGGACCATTCCGGCCATCGATCGCGGCCTTGCGTCAATTGGCTGGGAGGGACAAATCGAAGAAACCTTCCGCAGCGCTCTCCGTTTGAACTCCCGCTCCCGTTTGAGCTCGGCAAAACTCCCCGGCAATGTGTTCAGCCTCGGAGTGTATCGGGTTCACAGTCTCAACCTGGCCGAAGGTGTACGGGATGCATTGTCTTTTCATCACCCGGCTGGCACTCGTGCGTTTTTCCTGCAGTGGCTGGCCACTTTTCTGGAGATCGGGTCCGATCTGGAATTTCAGAACGCCGCCCATGTCCGCAGTGTGGTTCTGGCATTTCTCGATGAAACCTTCGTGCTGGGAAGAAGCCGTCTCGGCTCCTGTCGCCATCTGACCAACAAGCAGCGGATATACGATTACCTTCAGCTGACCAGCACCGTGGAGATGGTTCCTGAAATCGACCGGGCCGCCAACAAGGTCTCCCGTTTTCATGGCCGTCAAAACAGGATGCGCCTCAATCACAGGCCGCTCAACGAAAGACGGCTGGTGAATACTTCCATCCGCGAGGACAGGCTGTCCTTCTGCAATCCGATTTATACCGGCCGGGATTATCTCACCGATATTGTCGAATCCGGCTTCAACCTCTCAGCTGACCATATCAACCGCCGCAAACTGTCGTTTGCCGATGCGGAAACCCTTTACTGCTTCCGGCAGAAAGACCTCTTTTCAATTCTGCATGCAGAGGCTTCGGAAGCCCTGCAGAACAGACAGACCTTCGGCTTAAACATCGAAGCGAGAAACCGGCAATGCTTTCAGCTGGGCCGCTCACCACTCAACGGGGATGTGGTCATCAATGCCATTCAGGGTGGGCACAGCAGTGCGCTGCTGGTTGCCGCCGCCGGATGCAAAGCCGGTGTCACCGAAGCATCCGATCTGATCAACCGCTGGCGTCGGAGAGGGCCTGTATTCAAGCTCAACGCGAATGTCCTCAACAACCGGACTTTGACAAATGCGAACCTCACCGGAGAACGGGTATCGCTTGAAGTCTATGTGGATACAGGTTCTCTCCAACGCCCACGGATTGTGCCTTTGAGCCTCAACCAACGCGCCCTCAACACGACCTCTTTACGCCTCTCCGTGGATCGGACCCGACCGCTCCGAATCGGCCGGATGAAACTCAATCAGGCGGGTTTCCGGTTCACCGAGCCGTCCTACCGCTGGCTGTTCCGTCAGCAGGATTTCAGCGAGGCGCAGGAAACCGGGACAGAGAACGCCGTGAACAAATATCAAGTAACCCAATGGCCCGTTTAAGGAGAGATTATGGCAATTCACTTATACCTCGATGAACAGTTGACCCAGCAGATTTCGGAAGGCGATTTCAGCAATCCGGATGCGGACAACTACAACGGCACGGATGGAGAAATCAAAGACCGGCAGATTTTCGTGGCCAATGAACAGACCACGCTTGCCGCACCGATTGATGACATCCAGGCCGACATAGAACTGACTGAACCCCGTTTTGCCGATGCGGAATACATCGTGGTCGGCACCGAGCAGATGCAGATTCTTTCCGGCGGAGGAACTACAAGCCTGACCGTAAGACGCAACGTAGCCAACACCGTGGCAGCATCCCACGCAGCCGATGCGCCGGTCTATTCCGGATACGACTATACAGGGCTGGTGGTGGACCCGGTCGACGAGTTCGAAACCGATGAATCGGTCTGGTACAAGCTCGCGCTCACGCAGGTCGAACTCGATACCGCCACCCAAAGCGCTCCGCTCAACCTCGGAGCCAAAGCCCACAATCAGACCATCTCTTTCTGGCGTCGCTGCACGGTGCTTTCGGGCACACCCGTTCAGAACAAGATCGACATCAAGCTGCGCCTCACCGGAACAGAGAACCCCGTTTTATAAGGAGTGAATCATGGCTTATCAAAGTATTCAGGGAACCGCCAGCGGCCGATTGGACCTGCTGAACAAGATTAAAGATTTTCTGGTCACCACCGTTGGCTGGACATTGCATGACGATCAGTCCGCCGATGCCCGGCCATACTATGTATTCAAATCAACCGGGGAATCCGGTGCGGAAGATATCTATCTGCGCTTCCAGATCGGACAGAGCTCCGGCCGCATTGAAGTGGCCGCCTTCCAATACTGGGACAACACCACCCAGACCGGCACAGGCGAAGCGTTCTACAGCTCGTACACCTATCTCCGGGCAGAAGACACCGCCGATTTCATTTACTGGCTGTATGCCGACCTCGACCATGTATTCATCGTCAGCAAGATTGTCTCGACCTATTACGGCCATTACAGCGGCTCCATCAAACGGTTCTGGTCCTCGGCGGTTGCCATCACTCAAGCAGCGATTGTCAACGGCAGCGCCGTGGTGGTGCAGGTCAACGACGCATCGTTCTTCACACCCGATCAGCATTACATCATTAAGGACGACGCCAATATCGAGCGGGTCAAAATTACTGCCATCGATACGGTTGCCACGCCCAATACCGTGACCATCGAAACACTCGTCAGCGATTATGCGGCCGGGGCCAAGATCGGCGAGGACCCTCAGCCGGTCATCACCGGTTACTACAACATGCCGAACACTTTTTACGCCGTGAACAAGTTCGACGGCTGGACTTCCGCCAGCGGACAGCGCGGCCGTTGCGGTGCGGCCCATGGCAACCTGCAAAGCGATACCGATCCGGAGCGCCGCTACGACACCACCATTCTTTTCCCATGGCTGGTCAGCATGAACGGCGCTGACAGCTATCAGGAGCTGCGCGGGGAACTCATCGAAATCTATGCCACTGGCGGAGCCAATGTGGCCTCCGAAGATACCGTCGAAATCGGCTCGGATTCCTATCGGGTATTCAACCTCTCCGGCGGCGGCTGGTGTGCGATTAAGGAGTAAGGCTCATGGCTGTTGTTAAAGGACAAATCAAAACCACAACCCAAGTGAAAGGTCGGCGTGTTCCGCAACCGTTGGCCAATCTCAACAAGGGAAAGGCTTTCAAGATGACTGGGAGGATTCGCCGTGGCCGTGCATAAGGGAGCAATCATAAGACCTGCTGTTATCCGGGGCAGTCGCAGGCCCGAATTTCAGGTCAATCTGCCGCCTGTGAAGGGAGCCTATTTCGACCTGTTCGGCCCCCGTGATCAAAGGCGCACCATTGTGATTCAGGCCGATGCCTCTGTCAGGGCTTCGAACCAGCATTCATCGGTGGCCGACAGTCAGGCCATTGTGGCGGGCAATATCGAACGGGATTCAGACATCTGGCTGATCATTCCGCAGGCATTTGAACAGCTGGCTTTTGCTGCCGTTCGGGTGACGCATCCCAGACAGGCAATGCTGGATACCGCTCTCAGGATCAACGGCTATCGGGCATTAACAGCCGATACTGCCCAGCATCTGGAGCAGCAGTTTGGCCGTTCCGCCGACGCGGGGCTGACCATTTTCAATGTGATTATCAACGAAGAACACGAGATTCAAACATAAGGAGAACATCGAAGATGCCTTTATCTAAAAAACTTACACGGTCTGCTGCGATTAACCGGCAACCAGATAACCAGCAACTAAACAACCATGAACGGAGTGAATTATGGCATTGGGACTCATAGTCAAATCAGGCCGTGTATTGACGGCAAAGCTCCTGATGGGACAGGCAGTGGAAGGTATAACCCACTGCGCCATCGGGGATGGAGATGAAACATTCACCGAACCGCAGAATCCGCCTGCGCCGGATATCGAGCAGACGGCCCTCAAAAACGAGCGGGCCAGAAAGCGGTTCTACAAACGGACCTTCCTCAAAGAGGACGCCGAAGGTGCGCTGGTGGTCAATGGTGTCCGCTATCTGGAAACCGGAGAAGAGACCAACACCATCGGCATCTTCTTTCGTTTTGATGAGGCCGAAGCCAACGGCATCACCATCAGGGAATACGGCTTTTTCGGCGGTGACGTCGAGTATGTCGCCAGCGTGAGCGGTGATCTGGCCATGGGCGGTGTGTTTCATCAGGACACCAACCCCGCCGGAGAGGTGCTGCGCCCGGGCTACCTGTACGAAGTGAAGAACATTCCAGATTTCAACAAGATTTCCGACACCCGCGTGGAGCTGGTCGGGATCATCAAAATATAACCGGAGGTAAAACAGATGAGTATTTCAAGAGATACATTCGATCCCACCAAGAACTATAAACGCATCCGTTATCATCAGGACCGGGATCTGCTCGATTCGGAACTGAACGAACAGCAGGAACTGATCAACCTCGAGCGCCGCAAGATTGCCGATATCCTTTTCAAGGAGGGATCGATTCTGAGCGGACTCGATGTCACGGTACAGGATAACGTGCTCACGCTGACGCCAGGCATGGTCTATATCGACGGCCATGTGGAAGCGGTCGTCGGAGCCACCTTGACCTATGATCCCGCCACCACCAGCGGCGCGGACTATGTCTATGCCGAGCTGCTCAAATACAATTACGGCTACACGCAGGACCCGTCGCTGATCAACCCGGCCACAGGCGAGCCCACCGCCGAGCGCGAGAAATGGGTGTTGGCCCTGAAGACCACCGACACTACCGGCCTGACGCTTCCCAACAACGTGACCGAGCGCAAGGTGGTGCCCGTTTACAAATTCGATCGGGAGACCGGCGATGTCACGGCGACGGTGCAGGAAAAATCCAATCTGTATCTGCGCGACCTGCTGGGCACGCTTCCCGGCAGCCGGATTACGGTTTCCTCCATTACCGAGGATCAGCTTTCTTTTGCCGCTGCCGAGGGGCTCAATTCGCTGTTGCAGAACCTTGCCGAGCGTACTTTCGATCAGGCGGGCAGCTATCTGGTTAGCGGATTCGACAGCTTTATCGGCTCAGTGGATGATACCGATGTCGAGGTGATCACCAACGCGGGCCGGGCCTACATTCAGGGCTTCCGTCATCAGCGGGATCTGCCCACCTCCACGCCGGTTCCCAAGTCGGTGGCCATCAAGTCGGTGCGTGGCGAACAGAAGACCTACAACATTGGCCAGCGCCGTTACCCGGTCAACTCCACGCCGCTCAAAGAAACCACACAGGTGGAAGCCATTGTGGAAATGACCGCCAATGTGACCCGTGGTTCGGTCGGCGGCGGTGAGGATCTGCTCGATCCCAATCCGGTCGTTGATATTCTGGAAGTCAGTCAGGGAGCCACCATTTTTCAGGAAGGCATCGGCTGGCAGCAGTCCGGCAACCATGTGGACTGGATCGGCTCTGGAAATGAACCGGCCATCGGAACCACCTATACCGTGCGCTGGACCTACACCAAGCAGATGATCAAAGGCGAGGATTATGTGGACGGCGGCTGGTTTGGCATTACCGCCCATCCGACAGCCGGAACCTATCATTATGTGGTGACCGCTTTTGACGGCTCGGGTGAAACCGCCTTCAACTCCGGCAGCGTGCTTTCAAGAATGACTCTGGCCGGAGAGATGAACCGTCTTTCATGGCTGCCGGTCAACGGTGCCACCGGCTATCGGGTTTACCGGGCCACAACCAACGGCTCCAGAACCGACTTCCAGCGCATCAAAGAGCTGGGTAGCGAAGCCATCTCCTATATCGATGATGCAGTGGATGAGCCCGTGGCATCCAATCCACCGGCCAGCAGCTCGGCTGCGGTTTCCATGTCTTTGGCCCAGATCGAACTGGGTAATTTCAACGTGGTCAACTTCGGTCGCGGAGCGTTGGGTGATGAGCCGGTCAACGGTTCCAACTGCAGTATCGATTATGATTATTATCTTGGCCGCAAGGACATCATCTACGCCACCACCCGGGAGATCAAACGACTGGAAGGTGCTCCGGCGGACTTTCCCAAGCTGCCGATCGTTCCGGAGGATACCTTGGGACTGTGCAGCATCGACTGCCCGCCCAACTCCACTGATATGACCATCCGCAATTTCGGGCTCACCCGCATTACCATGGATCAGATCCATGACATCATCAAAGATGTGGAGGATCTGAAATACAACGATGCCCAGTATCAGATGAACAACGAGCTGCAGAACCGCGACGCCCAGTCCAAAAAAGGCATCTACTCGGACGACTTTTCCAATACGGCGCAGTCGGATATTTATCACGCCGAGTGGGATGCCCGGGTAAACGAGCTGGGCAAGTTTGCCTCTCCCGATCGATCTGCCATTTCCAATCCGCTCGATGTGGATCTCGGAGCCAGCGATGCCAGCTTCTTCGGCAGTCTGGCGCTGTTGCCCGGCTCGGAACAGGTGGTGCTCGAACAGAGCGACTGGTCCGAGGAACGCAACATTAACCCCTATGCGGTCTTTGAAAAACCGCCTGCCATGCTGCAGGTCACGCCCAATATCGGCCGCCGTGGCCAGACCGGCATTGCGGTGACAGGCATTAACTTCACGCCGGACCGCTCCGGGATTGTCCTGCGCTGTGACGGTCGCGTCATGGCCAGCAATCTGGTCAGTGATGATGCCGGACGTGTGACCGCTTCCTTCACGGTGCCGACGGAGGCCCGCAACGGCAACCGTATCGTGGAGATGGCGGATGGTCAGTACACCGCCCGGGCCAGCCTGCAGATCAATGATCCGCTGGTGATCACCCGTATCCAGCGATTTATCCAGACCAACATCATCACCCGCATCGTTCGTGTGCCGGTGGTGCGTACCGTCTGGAGAACCCGTACCATCTTCGTCCGCCGTGATCCGCTGGCCCAGACCTTCAGTTTTACCGAAAACCGGGTGCTGTCGGCAGTGGGCATTCAGTTCACCGAGCGGGATGCCTCCATTCCGGTAACGGTTCAGATTCGAGGCGTTACAACCGGTTTGCCCAACGACACCATCTTTGCCGAAAAGGTGATTGCGCCGTCGGAAATCAATCTCGGCGGTGAAACCAAGATCAGCTTCGATGATCCCTTTTACGCCGAAGCCAATACCAGCTATGCGGTGGTTCTGCTGACCAACAGTACCAACTACAAAGTGCGCACGGCCACCCTTGGAAAAACCGGTCGTCAGGGAATTATCACCCGGCAGACCTATGCCGAAGGTGTGCTTCTGGAAAGCTCCAATGCCGAGACCTGGACTCCGCTCAACGGCTCTGACCTCACCATGAAACTTTATGGCTATGAGTTTGAGAACGAAGGCACGGTCCAGTTCCAGCCGATCAGCGGTGTGCAGTTCTCCGATCTGAACATTGATGAATATTCAGCTATCCCGGAGGGCACTCATCTGATCTGGGAATACTCCACCGACGGTGGCTCGACATGGGATGCTGTCGTTCCGGCAGAGGAAGAGCGTCTGCCCAATCTGGCCAATGGCGTCTTGGTGCGGGTGCGCTTCAGCACTGGCATGGGGAACGACACTCCGGCGCTCAACTTCCGGGATGTCAACCTGATCGGCTACCTGAACAATACCGCAGGAACCTATCTGACCCGTGAGAACGAGCTGACACAGGGTGTGGAATCCACCAAGGTCTACACCCAGATGGATATCCCCAGCGGCACCAGTGTTCAGTGGTTCGCCACCAATGACGGCGGTGAAACATGGGAAGCCATGACCATCGACGACACCCGGCCCATCGATGAAGACTGGACCGAGTACACGCTGGTCCGAACCTTCAGCGATCCGCAAGGCAACAAGGTGCGCTACAAGGCTGAGCTTACCGGAACCGTATTGACCTATCCGAGAATTCACACCCTCGGTGCAACCCTGAGCTGATGGAGGACCTGAAATGATCGTTAAACGCCGTGGCGGGATGACCGAATACATCCCGTCTCCACAGGAAAAACGGGAAGGACTGGTCCGGGATCACTCCTTTAATCTGATCGAAAACCTGCACCGCAGGTTGAGCCGGTTGGAGGAGGAACTCGGATTGCCGCTCGATGAGGCCGAAGCCTGTAGTGCCTTTCTGGATAAAATGAAGCAGGATGAATCCCTGAATAAGCAGATTCACACCAGCCTGATTACCGGTAGCAGCCCGGACACCTGAACCCATCCCATCCGTGAAAAACAGCCAACGCCCCGGAACGCCCGCACGCTTCCGGGGCGTTTCTTTTGATGTGTCCGCCTGAATGCAGCCAGACTCGTAACATGTTGAAAATAAAGGTGTTAAATGTCGGTCCTTTCTGTTCTTCTACTTGCTTTCTGACGGAATTAAAGCATTCATTCACATGTAAGCTGAAGGCTTAAGTACAAGCCCGGCAACAAGTTAGAAACCGTAAAACGGAGACTGTGAATGGATTTAAGAGAACTCAGATACGGAATCGAGATCGAGACCGTAAAGCGCACCCGGGAACAGATAGCCTGGGCAATCCACTCGGTGGTCGGCGGCCATGTCAGGCATATCGGTGCACCGTCCTGCTACGATCCTTGGGAAGTGGAAGATCTGCGGGGCCGCAAATGGAAGGTGGTCAACGATGCCTCCCTGACCAATGTGCCATCCCACCTTCGGGCGGAGCTGGTGAGCCCGGTAGTGACCTATGACGACCTCGAGCAGCTGCAGGAGGTGGTTCGGGCCATCCGCAAGGCCGGTGGAAAAATCAACAGCCAGTGCGGCATCCACATCCATATCGATGCCGAGCCCTTTGACGGTCGCAAGCTGGGTAACCTTGCCAAGGTGGTGTACAAACAGGAACCGCTGATCCTGCATGCCCTCGGGATCAACAGCGACCGCCTGCGCCGCTATACCCGACCGGTCAGTGATGAGCTGATTCGGAACATCGAACGACAGCGCCCCAAGACCAAGGCCCAGCTGAACCGCATCTGGTACGGCCTTGACGCTCATTTAAACTGACCCGCCTTTACTCAACCGAGTTGACCCACCTATAGAATTATTCAATTCGCTCAAAGCAACCTATTTTCTTTGAAATCATAAACCAGGATCTTTTCGG